GCTCATCGGCCTCGGGCTCATCGGCCTCGGGCTCATCGGCCTCGGGCTCATCGGCCTCGGGCTCATCGGCCTCGGGCTCATCGGCCTCGGGCTCATCGGCCTCGGGCTCATCGGCCTCGGGCTTGGCCTTGGTCTTGCTTGCGCCCTTGATCTTGGTTTTGTAGGCCCACATCGTATCGCGCACATCTGGCGATCGCCCCGGCAAAAAGTATCCCCAAATGCTACCATCGGCAAGCTTGGCAATGAGCAAAAGACCGATCACCCGTTCTTGACGTGCCAACTCATCCGCATATGCCCAATCCGTATCCGTGGGACCATTTTCACGATCGGCCATGTACCAGACACCCATCGTAGGACCACGGGTATACTCTGGACTTGAGGTATACTCGCTCCAATCGTCCCAAGAGAATTGGAACGGGTTACCGATCGCGTCGGCATCCGCCCCGTCAAAATGGTTGGTCGTTTCAACCAATCCATAAATCGAATGTGCAAACCCGCCCCGCCCCGGCTTATACTCAAACTTGCGCGTTTTTGCTTGATACATGGTGGGATTGATCGCCCCGGTATACAGAGTGTACCCGTCATCGTCAAGTGTGAAACGTGGGTAAGATTTGATCGCTCTCCAGACCTTAAGCTTGGGCCTTGGGGCATCGTCTGCGGTGCACCATGGTTCTTCTGGGGTCTCATCGGCGTCGGTCTCATCGGCGTCGGTCTCATCGGCGTCGGTCTCATCGGCGTCGGTCTCATCGGCGTCGGCCTCATCGGCGTCGGTCTCATCGGCGTCGGTCTCATCGGCGTCGGTCTCATCCGCGCCGGTCTCATCCGCGCCGGCCTCATCGGCAAAGACATAAGTGTGAGGGGAATCAAACTCAAAATCACCCGTGATCGCGCATTGCGCAACGATCGCCCGGGTTTGCTTGTTGATTCTCACAAGGATCGGTTTGCCCTTGCCCTTGTTTTCGGTCAAAAACTCGAGATCTGCGATCGTCGTTTCTGGGTCATCCGATGCAAGCACCATGGCAATGCGTCGGGCATCCAAAAAGTGGACTTGCTCATCGGCATCGACAAGCATCAAAAGATGGGAGATATCGTCCGTCTCGCTCTTGAGCGCCCCGACCATGATCGGCGTAAGTGACTTGATCAACTTGGGCAAAAACCGCGCGATCGTCTGGGGCAACTTGGGCCACTTTGCCGGATCCTCCGCCCGACGCTTGATCGTGCTTGGGGCATCTGAAAAGATGGTCATGCTACCATCACTCCAGAACGGCGCCAATCCGTTCTCGGGATCCTTGAACCAAAACACCTTACGCCCAATGTTCTTGAGCGCATAACCACGTCCGCAAAATCGTTTCAGATCCTTTACCGTCAACATCGTTTTTTCCTTTCGTGTGATTGAACCTATCAAACGCTAGAACCATTGTACCACGTAACCACCATGCATGGAATGGTACTAGGGTTACAAACATTTTACACATAGTACTAGGGTACTAGTGACAAAAAGTTAGTACCCAAGTCCCATCGACTAGCATGGGGTTGTGTGGTACAATGGCCTTGGGGGAAATGAGAACACACACACGAAAGGAAAAAACGATGCCATATTGGGTAGAGCAAACCAAGGGCCAACACACGGACGACATCAAGGCGATCGTCTCACATTACAAGCATGCGAACCTTGACGCACAAGATGCATGGTGCAAGCTTGCGGCATTGTATAGCGAGATCCGCCCAGATAGAGAACCGCCCAACTACGATGATCATGCATCCGGCAAGGGCTCTTCTGTAGAGTATATGCTTACCACGTGGTTCCCATTGTACGCTAACATGTGGTTTTCTGAGTCTTTTGAATCTTGCAAGCACGAACGCGATCGATTGAACCATACCAGGCCAAACGATCGGTTTGAGATATTTTACGAGTACTAGACATCACCCAAGCAAAAGAGCCCTTGCCGATGACCGGCAAGGGCTCTTTTCATTTTAGATCTATAATAAGGGTTACGGACGATTCAAGAGCGAGATCAAGAGCCCTGCCATCCCAGACAGAGCCCCGAGCGCGGCGATCACGCCTGAGAACACGCGAAAGAATGACCATCGTGTCTTGTTTTCCGTGTTGGCATGCTCCACTGCGACCAAAAGCGCCGTCATTTGCTCCGCTTGCTTTTCGGTCCCTTTGCTGACCACCTCTGCCAAGTCTCCCAATCCCTGCCTCGCTTCGTCTACGTCCCGCGCTACTTGATTGAGCCGGTCACTGAGCCGCCCCATCCGCTCTTGGCAGACACGCGATTGCTGATCGATCGCCTTTTGGGCCAGCATTGTGATCTCTGACGTTCCCCTCGACTGCTGCGATGCGTTCATGCGTTACTCCAGGCGGATACACAACCCCTCTAGCGCGCCCTTGACGCCTTGCTCCACTGCCGCCACCGTTTCGGCATAGGTCAGCGCGCTACACTCTCCGGGCTCGGGGGGATCTACGGGGGGTTCCGTGCCGCCGTCGCACTCCCAAGGCTCCAGTTTGGCGTTGTCCCACCAAGTTGTGTTGTTCTTGCTGGCCCATTTGTTGGTTGATCCCAAGGCAACCCGGATGCGCCCGCCGAACGCCTGTACATAGGCCTCGATCTGTTGGAACTCATCCAACAGCCTGGTCTCTTTCCCCCAGATCATTTGGCGCTCGAAAATTGACCCGCCCCACGGCTGTATTCCGACAAACGCTGTAAGCTCACCGCTCGGCTTGCTTTCTATGCGTACATCAGCGGAGAGCCTATACCACTGTCCAGGCTCCACGTCGACGTCTTGACAGATGCCCGAAAAGGCCCGGCTGTGCTCTGGCGGAAAGGAGCGGATACTGTGCGTGCCGTCCGTGACAAACTCCTGGTTGGGCTTGATCTCAGGTCGTTTGTACGGGTCGTCTCCCTCTTGATACTCTGCAAACCAGCCTTCCGGCAACACAAGGATTCCGTCAGGAGTTTGATTGTACCATCCACCCTCAAAACTGTGATTCTCTAGCATGTTGTCCTCCGGGGGATCCGGCGGGGTCCAGCCGGTCCATGTGTACTCGTGTTCCATTGCGGTGTGCAGATCGGCTTTTACGCCGTCCTTATCCTGAATCTTCCATTGATCAAAGGCCCACCGATAGAGGACCAGCGATCGGATCGTCGGCTCTCCGGCGCGATTCCAGTCGTCAATTTCCAGGTACGCATTCTGCGCCCATCCGTTGTTATAGTCCAGCCAAGGCCCATCGCCTTGATTCGTCTCTGTGATGTAGATAGGCCGATCTTTGAAACGGTCAGGGATACCCACATTGATCTGTTGCTGGTAGGTCCGAAAGTGCCACAGCCAACCGTGCTGAACTTCCATCGAAAAGATCAGATCAGGATGCGCTCCGTGGGTGTAGGCATGTAGGGCTATGCCATCAACGTAGGCTGTGGGAAGCTGTGCATAAACGGCTTGCATGTACTCTAGCCAGTCGCCGGTTTCAATGTTCCAGGGAGCGATCGCGCCGACAAGCACAAGGTCATCATCGTGTCCTGGCAGAGAACGGATCACGTCTCGGATGTCCAAGTAGGACGTCGCTGCATAACTCGGGGAGATGATCTGGCCGTTTGGCCTTTCTTGGCTGTGGTTGGGCTCGTTCCAAGCAATCCAGATGTTGACCCCTTTGGATCCTGAAACAAAGTTTCTCATGCGCTGCAAGTAGTACGGCATGTACGGCTCGATGGGAAGCGTGCCCTCGTTTCCCCATCCGTGCTGCGGTCGGCAGATCATGGTCTCACGCCGGTCGCTGTAATCCACAGAAGAAAAGTCGTCCGGGTTGTGCCCAAGCCTGACCGGATGCACAATAACCCCCTTGCCGTCAAGCACATTGTCAGGGCACAAGTCAGTCATACCGTACAGATAGGGGGTGTGTCTAGTGTCCATACAGCGCCCTCGTGTGATGCCAGATAGAGGATATCAGTGTGTCAGACAAGCGACATGCGCAAAGGAAACACGCCGACACGTCACCCTGTAGCCTGTTCGCCCCGGTAGAATCCGCGCCGACCGTAAAGTCAACCCCGCTGTTGTTCAGAGCAGCGGGAATCCCTACCGCGTTAGTGTTGCTCTCCAAGGTTCCTTGCGCTGCGAAAACCTTGATCTCTGTAGAAGGATCGTACCGGCCCACGACAAAGGTCCAGCTTGAGGTGGACGGAGTGATCTGCACGTCAACTGTGTCCAGGGCCGCACCATCGCTGATGTTGAACCGAACAGGATCGTTTGCGACATCGCCACGGAAAGAGAGCCAATAACTTGACGTCGCCGCGACTGTTGACGCCTTGCCGATCAAGAACTCTTGTGCGGTCAGCCGATCAAAATTGAACCATCCGCCGATGGTCAGCCCCTTGTCCGCTATCCACGCCTCGGTCCCAAGAATGTCCAGCCCGGCCTCGTCCAACCGGTTCAAGTAGGCCCCGGCCCCTCCGCCCAGACTGAGCAAGGGGACCAGTCCGGTGTAGGCATACGATCCGCCATTGTAATTGAGTGTCCGATCCTGCTCGCTCAGATCGTAGACGTCCCCGTTTGAGTCCAGCGATGCGCCCATGATCCACGCTCCGCGCAAGGCGGGCAAGCATTGAAGCGTAGATGCAAGTGTTTTCCAGGCAAACGATCCGTCATGCCGGGGTTGCAGTTCCCCGGCCCGACTATTCATGACATCGCTGCGGCGTCTGGTTGTTCCGATCATCGCATCCCCAGCTTGGCAAGCATCCGATCAAGGCGGCTGTCCGGGTTGCCAGAGATTTGCAGTCCAAAAGGAGCAGTGTACCGCACAGACTCTATAAACTCATACCGTGGATCGCTCGCCCTGGTCAGCGGCTCTGATTTGCCGGTCAAAAAGTTGGGCAAAAAGACCCATTGTGCCGGGCGAACTAGCCAGGGCATGACGTCTTGCTCGCTCCCAAAATGCTCCAGGGCCATGCGCGCGCCACCGAGCTTGCGCTGATAAAGGACATCCGTTGGCTTGACAGTGTACGTTGCGATGCGCCCATCATAGACCCCAAATGTATAACGATCGTCGTTTACATCCCCCACACTGACCAACTCTTGTATCACGTCCCAGGCCATGCGGTTCCCATTCTCATACCTGCTTGCCAGAAAAGCGTTGTTGTCCGTTTTGCTGTACGTTGCCGGAAACATGCCGTTGGGATCTGCGGCAATCGCCAGTTGGAGTTTGCCGGTCCCGGCATTGTTCGAGATCTGTACCGTTGCTGCCGTCGTGTCCTGTACAATGTAACGAGACAAGCGATGCACGTACCCCAGGCAACTTACTGTGATCGACGGTTGAGAGGAATCGCCCAACCCAAGGCTTTGGGTTGACTTGGGCCAAGCGTTTTCCTCCAGGTAGGTGTCTCTGATCTGCTCTGCCTGGTCCGTCGTCCCATCATCCAAAAGTTGCCCTTGAGATAGAACGGTTTCGAGTACAGCATACTTTGCCCGGCTATCGTCATCGTCTGCGACGGTCGTGCTTTGCTGTACCCCGGTCGTGGGTGGATCTGTCGTCGCGTCCAAGATCGGCGTATAGACCACGCTCGTCCTGTTTGTCGCATCCATCAGAGGGCCATGCACGGCAGAGAGTGCCCCGGCGCTGTACTCGATCTGGTTGACAAACCCTTCCCAAAGAAGCGTCAACTCAGGACCGTAAACCTCTATGTGCCGATTGAGGCCCTGATCAAACCATTCCTCCAGCACCGGGCGAGAGGCTTGAATGGTAAAGCGTGCGGCCCAAAACCCACCGTCAGCGAGAATCTCATGCTCGTAGGAGTCCACTTGTTGCCCAAGTTGATCCGTGACCAATGTCCCGGCAGGAGTATAAAGGGGCGTGCTCGTGTCAATCGTGGGCTTGAACGCAGAGATAGACAGCCCTACAGAGCGATAGATGCTCACTTGTCCCCCCGCATGAGCAAGTATCTCTCAGTGGCCCACACCTGTGGGGATCCGCTCAAGTAGGGCTCTGCTCGCTGCTCCGTCGTGGTCGTGGATGGGTAGCGAGTACAGAAAAACCAAAGCCGCTGCCTTGTGTCCGGCAAAAGGATCGGCCCCTCCGGCGCCCGACCTTGCCAGAGCATGTTCACGCTGCCCAAGTCTCGATCCGTTACAAGCGAATGCCACTTGCGCGGATCTGAAACACGATCGGCCAGCACAGAGTACCCATCGTTGTCCCGGTTTCCGCAAAAAGACGTTGAGATATTGAATGGATCAAGCACATCCGCTGACCACTCGTCTGTGGGCATCAAGATCAGATCGTATAGATTCGCATCCGCAGCACCATCTCCGGCTGCGTCAATTCCAAACCAGACAAACGAGTTGATACTTCCAAACTCCGTGTCAACGGTCACAGTCCCAAGATCGAGCACTTGCCAATCATTGGCGTATTGCGTCTCCACTGTGTCAGAGACCCAGAAAGCCGCATTGATGTTCCCGATAGTGAGCCCGGCAGTTGCCCAAGCGCGAAAAGACAGATCCCCCGCCGCCCCGCTCGTCTGCTGAAGTCTCAAGTAGGCGTGAAACGTCCCCTGGTAGCTGGTTGCGTCTTGTATCTGGATATAGGTCACATTTGCCATCGCGCCAGGGTTGGCGACAAAAAGAGAGCGCCCTGTAACAGCGGTTGAATCTACTGCAAAGGCCCCTACGCCAGCGGCGGACACAAAGATTGTAGAAAAGTTGTTGAGTTCTCGATCTGTGATGTTCAGGTAGGGGGTAAAGTCCGCGCCACGAGAGACAGAGCGGAGTCCCATGATCACACGGTTGTAGGGCAGTACAACCGTGTTGTTATTGTCGCTCTGATTCAAAAGCGCAAGCTTGGCAATGGCTGGCACGTTGCCGTTCAATTGGTCTTTCTGAATCTCTAGGAAAGGAGAAAGCACCGTGTACACATGTCGATTCTGCTGGATAGGGGGTTGCGTCCCCGCATCTTGGACCTCGGCACGTATCCAAAAACCTGTTACACCATTGACCGTTGTCGTCGCCCAATCGGACGGTTGTACCCAATGGACCGATCTGCGTCCGGTCGTGTCGAACGCTGCCCCGGTCATTGCCCCATTTTGATCTGTGTTGTCTTGCACGGTCAGGGCGACCCATGCACCATTCCAGTACTCCCAGACAATATCTGCAACGTTGGCTTGGGCTTGAGACAGATCGAACACCAGAGAGCAGAATGGACCAGCGTCGGCAAGCGTGCTCTGGATGCCAAAGTACACCCGATCGTTTGCAGCCGGAACGGCGGGCAAAAGAGAGTAAGGGGGATCTCCGGCAAGCAGGTTGGCCCCAAATACTGCCCCATCCTCCACCATAATGTGAGTCAGTCCGATGGTGTTATGCTTGTTGGCGACAAACACAAACTCGTCATCGCAGCTTTCTTCTCGTTCTGCGTCAACCGGATCATAGGTGCCATAGGTGACAGAGCAGCAGTCGCCCCATGTTGTGTTCGTCGCTGTTCCGTTGTTGCCGCCCAATATCGCCAAGTCATAGATCGTGTTCCCTGTCCCTTCGTGAATCCCAAGCCATTGCGCAAAACCGTCTCCGCCAGCAGGGATAATACATCTCTCTGGAGGCGTAAAGCCAGCGGCGTACTTTGTACCACTCGATATGCGCAACCAGCCAATTTTGCCGTCCCAACATCGCGTCCCATTTGCGATGTTCCCAATTTGCGCGGTCTGCGCTGCGTCTGCCAAAAAGTTGTTGTTTCCGGCTTGCTGTGTTGCATAAGATGGCTCTATACCATCGATCCATAACCGAATAGTATCCGTTGCAGCAACGTACCCAAACGCGACATGATGCCAGCCAGACAGCTGGCTTGTCCCCCAATCGTCCGTGCCGGATTCTGATACGGCATCCTGCACATCGTAGTAGACACGCGCCACGAGCCCGGCAGTGTTGCTAATCCAAAACGACCATCCAACGTTCCCATTCCCTGACTTGTCGATGATGCGCCCAAGATTTACCTCACCCCACCCGTCCGCATAGACCCACGCCTCGACAGTGAAAGAGGCCCAAGTGCTCGGCAGATCGTCTAGCACTGCCGGGCTTGCAAGATCCACCTCTGACGTGTCGCCATTAAAAACCAGGGGGTAGATCGTGCACATCTCTTGCATTGCGCTGATCTCGACACAATCAGAGTCGCCGGGATAGTTGCCGCGCCAGGACGGTTCTCGCTCAAGGACAAGCTCAAACTCGTTGATCCCAGACCGTAAGACTCGCTGCCAAAACGGTTGATGGAACGGATCGCCCGCGCCCGGCGTAGCATAGGTATGGACCAGTGCGTAGCGGATGTTAGTCTCGTTGACACCAACGACCTCAATCCAAACTGGCTTTTTAGACCAGCCGCTAGGCCCCCAATTGCGTGCTTGCTCCAAGAGATCGTAGAGCAAATGCAGGTCATCGGCAAGGGCGTCTGCATCCCAATCAGAGACAGTCAGGGTAAGCGTCTCTTGCACGTTTTGCAGCTTGGACATCTGCAAGAACCGGCCATCCGCAAGAGCAGAGTCAGCCCAAACGCCCCCATTCTTGGTCTCTGCGACCCGCATGCTCCATTCACTGATGCAGATACCGTTTGTGCCGTTCAGAAGGGAAACCTCTCGCCTGTGCCCAGATGTTTCGGTTGTGCCGTCTGTGATCACAAAACGGCTGTATGGGTTTGCCACTATGCTGCCTCCGACAAAGCGCGCCGGATCGTTCGCATGACCATCGCCTCAAAAGAGACTTGATCGATGCCACTGCTGATGCTTGAGTTGAAATTGAACTGGTTTGACGTCGTGTTCGTAGTCGTCCCCGCCGGCCTGAACGTCGCCGCGCCCGCCCCTCTGTAGGCCCCCATAGCTGCATTCATCTGGGGGAGACTCACCTTTGCCATGCGCTCCATGGCGTCGGCGGCAGTCGAGATACCGATCGCGAGCGGTGACGGGCTGTGCCCAATCAGAGCGTCCATCTTTTTCAAGTTGGCTGTGCGAATCTTTTCCAGAACCTTGCCAAGTATCTCGTTTACCTTCTCTAGCCCTTCCTTAAACCAGTTAAAGCCTTCAATAAGAGGATTCAAATACTGCAAACGAAAGGCCTCTACCACCTTGGGCCAAATCTCACTCATCAGCGGGCCAAGCTTTTCGTCCCAGAACTTTTTGAGCTGCTTCAACCCGTCGAGTAGGCCCCCTTCTCCAAACCAGGCGAGAGCGAGATCGAGCACTTTGCCTTTCAGGGTCTCTATAACGACGTCGCGCAAGGTGACCAGCAGAGGGGAGACATAGGTCTCGATGTATGACCAGACTGCCTCAAGCGCCCCCTTGAACAGATCCCATCCATTGGCGATCATGGTCCCGATCTTTTCAGGGATGCCGACAACCCAATCCTCGACTTCCTGCAAGATGGGGTACTTTTTCTTGATCCGATCCCAAGCAAGGCCAAGCCCTGCTACAAAAACATTCCACTTGTTGCGCAGTTCTGCAAGCCCCTCTTCCCAGACCTTGCGCACGCTTCCAAGCAAGCCCCTGAACTTCTCTTTGATCTGCTCTTTTGCCGCGTCTACTGCCGCGCCAATTGCCCCGCCGATGTCAATCCCGCCGACCGCTGCGAACTCAGGTGCATCTGGAGGGACGATCCCGCCACCAGCGCCGATAAGAGGTACTTCTTCTTGCTCTTGCAGGGCGCGGTTGTACATGAAAAGTTGATCGAGCAGGTCTTTCATGCCCGACACTTCATCTTGCGCCGTGTCCGCTGCTACTTCCCGCTTTTCAAGGTTGGCCGCCGCTGCCTTTTCTGCCTCAAGAGCCGCTTTGCGCTCTTCCTCTGCCGCATTGATGCGCGCCAGTTGCGCATCTAGGACATCTTGGCTCGCCCCTTCTCTCAGGAGACGGTTGTACTCGTCTGTTTCTGACGAAACCTTGCCCTGGACCGCAAGCACACGCTTTTGTGCTGCCTCGAGATCCAATTCTGCTTGTGTGACTGCCTCGATCGCATCCGCAAGGTTGAACTCGCTTTCAGCGAGATCGGCCAAGATAGGGCCAAAATCCTCATCCGCACCAGACAGGACGTTCAAGACCCCCTTTCGATCGCCCTTTCCGAGCAAACCGGTCACCTGACGGCTCAACTTGGCAAAGTCCGCGCCCTCGAAAAGCGTTTGCAGCGGGCCTTGAATGTCGGCAAGCACACCTTGCATTGCATCCGGTACCCCTGCAAACAACTCTGCCATCCACCCCACGCCCCACTTGCGCAAGTCAGGGGCGACCTTGGGCGGAGATCCGGGGGCAAGCCAGCCGGAGAGGATTCTTCCAAGAGAGGAAATTGCCTTTGACAAGACAGTTGACGCGGCGTTGATAATACCCTCGCTCAACTGAATGACGATGTTGGCTCCCCAATTGAACGCCTTGCTGATTAGCCCGGTGATCCCTCCCTCGACCTCCCCGGTGATGCTCGTAACAGCGGGGAGAACCTTGTCTACAAGAGCCGCAAACCCATCCGCGATCAAGCTCGCGACTGCTCCAAGCTTGACTAGCAGGGGATAGAGCGCGCCGCCCTCTTGCACGGCTGCAAGCAGAGCCTTGGTCAACTTGGTCACAGTCTGGATAGCCGTCCCAAACGCATCTTGAAAAGGAGCTCCGATCGCTGACTTGATCTCAAAGAAGTAGCGGGGGAGAGAACGCAGCGCCTTGGAGGGGGAAGTCATCGCCAGTTCATAGGTACCGGCAATCTTGGCCCCTTCTGCTAGGACCGCATTCAGCGCTGCTTGTTGCTTTTCCGATTCCGTTAAAGCTGCCGTGCTCTTGCCAAGCTCTTTCGCCAGCATCTTGAAAGAGCCTTGCATGTTGATGTTAAGACCGGCAGTGCGCAAGACCTCTGTCTGGTAGGTCTGTATACCATACTGGATGCGCGCCAAGGTCTCAGAAGAGTTGGACATGGAGAGGACCGCGGCATCCTGTGCTACACGTGCAAGCTTGGATGCCTGGGAGAGATCTAGTTGCTGTCGAGCCATTTGCGCAATGAGGTTTTGCGCAATGTCTGTACGGATGCCAGCCTTGATGACGGACTGCGTGTACTCGTCTATTTGTTCAGAAGAGAACCCGGCCCTTTGGCCCACCAACTGCGTGACAAGGCCCATCTCGTTTACGCGCCCGGCTGTCTGGATCGCCTCTGAAACGAGCCCCTTTAGCTGACCCGTCATCTGCTTGAGCCCGCCAAGTGCAGCGGATGCAGCAGCGGCGGCTACCCCACCGAGCGCCCCGGCCAGCAAGGTCATTGTGCCGCTTGCCGATTTGGCTTTTTGCGAGACGTCTTTTGTCGCAGACGCAGCGGCAGATAGCCCGGATGCGCCCTTTCCGGTCGCATCCATAAAGCCCTGATATGCTTTCGTAGCCGCCGCCATGTCGGATACGAATTTTGACGCTCCCTGTGCTACAAGGATTACACCGTCTTTTTCAGGCACTTATCCCTTCTGTTCGGCCTGGTCTTGCTCCCAAGCCTCCATGACCTCAAGCTGTCGGTAGTAGGCGCGGATCTGCATTTTGCGCCCCTCTGATATGTCGTCCCAGACATCCGCCAGGCCAGAACGGATCATCGTCTCGACCTCCAGGTAAAGCGGAGTGATGATCCACCCCGGCTTACCCTGCCTTTTTCTCTTCTTGCCCAGATGCTCCCGGATCTCGAGTATCGTCGGTCCCGGATCCTCCAGCGTTCCCCATCTCAGGCCAAAACATGTTGACCGCTTGGTCGATGGCCTCCGCGTCCATCCCTGATGCCCGCATAACGCCGATCATGATCCGCTTTCCATCGTCCTGCGTAGCAATGACCTCTTGGGCGATCCAAAACAAGTACAGGTTGATCTTGTCCGGCAGACCGTTGTCAGAGTCAGGAACGAGCCCGAAAAGCAGTTCTTGCTCTTCCGCCCACTGCTTCATGGCCTCATCCGTGGGACGACTAGGGATAGCGATCGCACGCAGCGCGATAAAGCGGGCCTCCATCGTGTCCCGCTTGGCCTGATTCTCTGCGACCTTGGCCTCCCACTTTTCTAACCGTTCTTGGTACTTGTCCCAAGCAGCGCGCTCTTTGTCAGACGTCTTGGGGTCTTTAATGCTGACCTCATCGTGATCGCGCTTCTCTTTTGCCCCGCCCACCCCCTCTATCGTGTACTGTGGGGGCGCCGGTTTTGGAGGATCCGCAACGGACGATCCGACCGTTGCAAGGTGCTGTCCGACCGGCAGGCACTCAACCTCGTATCCAGTCGAAAGCATGGTGTACACACGCTGACGAATCCCATCATCGTCTACGCGCATAAAGTCAGGCATGAGCCTGTGCCTTTCCGGGCCAAGTTGGCCCTTTGGTAAAAGTTAGGTTGCTGAAAGTATAAGGTTGGTGAAGGTGAGTTTATTAGATCCATTATAATATACATGATGGATCTAAATTTTTCGCTTATACCTTCCTTATACCTTTCTCCGGGCGTGAAAACCGGGGTGACACACGAGCAGGGAAGTTACCCGCATGCCAACCCCGGTCCCCTGTGGAGTCTAGCCTAGTCCCAGGATGCCCCAACCGGCTTGAGGTACCAAACCAGCGAGACACCCCCGGTCATCTGCTCGCCCACGCCGATCACTTGGTTGTGGCTGCAAATGTGGATCTCGTTGATCCCAAAGTGCTCCACTGCCGTCGAGAAGGACGTATCGTGATCGTAGACCTCCCAGTCATAGCCACCGTTGGGCGTGCGCATGATGGTCGGATGCACGGCACCGCTGATAGTGCGGTACCCGGCGATAAAGCCGGTCAGAGGGCCAAGGAACTTGCCGTCTCCAGTGTTGGTCAAGGTCTCTGGGAGCGTTCTTTGTGTCCAAGACGTTCCCCAGTCCTCGGTGTAGTAGACCGTGCCGTCATCCAGGCCAACCCAAACGTTGTAGCGATCGATGACTGCGCACCAGACGCCCATCTCGACCTTGGGTTCCGACGTTGCTGCACTCCAGTGAGCACCGCCGTCCGTGGTCTGGATGAAAAGACCAGTGGGGGTTGTTCTGAATCCACCGACTGCCCATCCATAGTTTTCGTCTATAAAGTGGATGCCATACAGCTTTTCGCTCGCACCGGGGGCGGGGGCTCCCTGGTCAGTCCAGGTCAAGCCGCTGTCACTCGAAAAGTAGACGTTGGCCTCACTGGTGCAAACCCAGATGTGCCGATGGTCAAGCACGTGCAAGCACCGGCTGTGCATGCCGTATTCGCCGTTTGTCGATCCTACCGTGACCGCTGTCCAGGTCGCACCATCGTCGTCGGAGTACTCGACGGTCATGGGGGCGCCACCGACCGTTGTCCCTTGCACTGCAAGCAAGCGCTCCGTGTCCTTGTCGATCTGGAAACACTTCAAGGCCGCGATGTCCAGCCCGCCCGCAAACGGGTTAGCCGCCCACGCTGTAAACGTCGATGCATAGTCCGTCGAAACGTAGCCGTTAGCTGTGGATGGACTTGCGGCACTGTCTGCCGCAACGTGGATTTCCTTGCAAGGAAACTCGATCCCGCCGCAAGGTCCATCGCATTGTGGGGTGGTGCAGCCGGCGATCGCCCGCAAGGGTTCCGCCTCTGTCCCGGCCTCTTCCGTGTTAGAAGAGTCCAGCTTGTACAACTCGACAAGGGGTGGAGCGGCATTCAGCGAGAACGTGTTTTCGGTCATCTCGGAGGTCTCGCCGCCCTCAGCACGTCGACGCACGTTCTGTGAACTGCTCTTGTTGGTCGCCATGGCGTCCGGGGCGCGCTTCATGAGCGTGTAGTTCAGCGAGACGTCCTCGCGTCCGCAGAGAGACTTGCTGACATAGACGGTGAACGGGCATCTCTGCTCTTTCATCTTTTGAAGCCAGTCTCTCGTGTCCGCTTCCCACGTGACCACATCAAACGTCAGCCCGTCCGGTTCGCCTTGGGACCGGTTCGCCACGCTGTAGGTACCGTCCGGGTTGCGACACATGCGCAGCGTGACATCCCCCAAGGGCTCGTCAATCGTGTCAAGATCGTGACACAGGAGGGGGCGCATCTCCGTGTTTGGACCTCCCGGCTGTACCCATACCGTGCTGCCCCTGTTGGTGAAATAGTCAGCCATCTTTTCTAACTCCCTTGGCTGTGGCGCGTTTTGCCGCGTCCCAGACCGCTTTTCCGATTATATTGACTGCAATCCGAGCGACAACACGGTCTTTCGTTTGCAGATCCTCCAACGTCCAGATACCAGCCTTGCGCAACTTAAGGGCAAGCTCGTTGCTGTCGAGATCGACGCTCAAATACTCTTCCCAATCGATCCCGTAGGTGGGGCATTCGAGCAGCGTATCAAGGCGGACGTGCCCGGCCTTGATCTCGATTGCAGGAACAAGCGAGCGCCGGACGTCAGCCCATTCGACAAGCGCTGATTGTCCCTTCTCAAAAACAACCTTTACAGGCTCCATCTCGACAACTGTTGTACCGTCACTCATTTGCTCCTCACCACCTTTTCACTGGCCCCAATCGGGGGGTATTCCTTTCCACGAGACACGTTGCCCATTGCCCGACTGATTGCCGTTCGGATATTTCCTCTCCAGGTTGGCAACAACTCTCCGCCAAGGTAGACGTAGAACTCCCTGGCCTCGTTGCCCGGATGGTCAACCTCCACCGGTCTGTGTGTCTCTCCGCCCGAAACGGTCCCCGGCCCGCCATACTGCAACGTTGCCCCGCCCGGCTTGGTCTTTGGATTGTAGCTGCCCGGCCCGCCCCATTGAAAAACGAGCGTGGGCGCGTTCTTGGCCCTGATCTTGTGCGGTTTTGTGCCCTCGTTCAGCCAGCGCCAGATATTGCGCGCAAGGTCTGTGCCTTTGACGATGTACCGGACAGTTAGAGCTCCACTTATGATGGCGTTCAGCGCGGCCTCAACCGTAAACTTGGGCTTGTTGCGCCAGTTCGCGACGATCGCCTTGGGCTCCCTTTGGAAGCCAGGCTCGCGCAAGGTCTCATCTATGATCTCATGGATCACCGCAGAGCCCCAATCAGATGCTTTTTTTCGCTTGCTCAATCGCTTGGCTGACACTTGCATTGTAGACCTCAAAAACCGGACTTGCCCCGCCTGTCGTTCGCGGGAACAAGAATTTTAGACCGTCTCTTGCATCGACGTACCCGCTCCGCCTGTCTCCCCCGAACCAATACGCTTGACCGGTGTATTGCCCGGTCCAGGCTCTCGCGATACGTGCGCCTCCAAGATACCTTATACGTAGCCAGCCGTTCTCCCCCGGCCAAGGCGGGGGCGGCTCTTCCTTTTTCGCAACGCCCCGCGCTGCATAGCCTCCGCCTCAAGCCACTATCCAGCATCCTCCGAGTTACGCATCAGATCGTTGATGATAATCGTCGCCGCTGCAAAGTCTGTGACGGCTTGTTGCGCCCATCCCATCGCCGGAAAGTTTGATCCTGTCTCCCCAGAGCATAGCTCCGTGACACCGGTCGCGATCATCGTCAGTTGCGCGCCGACCCATTGCAAGAGCGCTTGCTTTTGGCTGTCTGATATGTAGGTGTTGGCACACTTGCACGAGTAGTAGGCCGCAGCGTCGATGATATTGAGCTTACCCAGATAGGCACTTGCACCAGTCCGCAAGGTGCAATCGCACGCATCCGCCGCCATCATTGCCGCGTGCACGTCGCCCGCTGCTACGTCAAGCCAGTGCTCGATGTTGGCGATCTCCGTGCCGTTGATCAGCGTGATCCGAAACGTGTCCCCCGCTGCCCACGTGACACCGGTCGCCGTGAGTGACGTTTCTGTGACAGCCGTCACTTGCCCGCTGGTGCTTTGTGTCACATTGTACAGAACAAAGCCCCGGTTGGCTTGCACTCCCTTGGTGCGGAACTGTTGCGTAATGTCCGACAAAGCCGCGTCTGCCGGACCTGCTCCGCCGTGTGTCCCGGCAAGAAGCTGCTCTACACACCAGAACGCGGCAAACTCCCAAGCCTCCGCAAACCTGCTCCCGCAACCCATCTACTTCTCCTGCTCCCAATTCTCGTAGCCGTAGCGCTCCGCCATTTCGTGGATATGCGATCTCCAGGGTTCTTGAATCTGGTCAAGCGTGATAAACTTCGGCTGTGCCCCTTGATTGTGCGCATTGGCCGTTTTGTTGGGGATGTAGGGGCGGAACATCGCACCAGGCGGAAGAATCTCCCGATCGATGAGTGTCTGGAGCAGGGCTTTCTCTCCTTTTTCTCCGTCCTCCAGCCGCCACCGGTAGATGATTCTGCCGTTGCCCCGCAGTTCTACCATCTGATTCCAGAGCACATACCGCGCAGCACAACGGGTGATCTCGTCCTCAATCTTTTCCAGTTCCGGCAAGTGTTCGAGCAGGAAGTGCCAGTAGCGCGGCGTGGTTTGCGTGGGCTCTCGAACCCAAGAGGCCAGCACCTTGCCCGGATGCCTCACTTGATGAACGATCAGCGTATTCTCAAGGAAAGGATCGTCCAGATAAGGCGCTGCCATCCAAGACGAGTCGGCGCGCAACTGTGCCGCCCGGCCCATTCTCTCCTTGGCGGAGTCCAGCCCGCGATACATGAACACGGATTCATGCCCGGTAGGCAGACCTGCAACGGTCAGACGACTTGCGGCGTACCCTGATCCATTGCGCCCGGTCCCGGTGATGACAATCTCCGGCTTCCGGCCTGTGATGGGATGAAACGCATCGTAGCAGGTGGTCAAGTTGATCGCCTTGATGTGCCCCATCACGTAGGCCATGCCGCCCCAGATCTCGAACCCTGCTTCTGTTGCCCGCCGACAAAAGGCGTGATCCTCTCCGATGACTGTTATCCCATCGTCGTCCGTCTCAAACTTGAACGGGGCACGCATGTCAGGGTGTCGTATAACGTTGTTGCTGATCCAGATGCACCCGGTCCCACCTTCCTTAATCCTGCTCACGATCGGCGCACCAATGGGCAGTGTGGCGCCGTCCATGTTGCCCTCTTTGGCCCCGTAGGGGACCAGGTTGGTTACAATCGGTCCATAGTCGTCGTCAGGTCTCCAGATGGGACAAGGGGCAAGCAAGATGTCCTTTCCGAGCAAAGGAATGTCTACCGTTCTCGGATGGGGCACTGTGTCCGCGTCCAACATCAAGACACCGGAAAAGTCAGCCGGCGTCTCCCTCAAAATGCGGTTTCGGTTGGAGGAATGGGGTACGGCTTGCGCGTCATTCCCAAACCACTGAATTGTTAAAGGATAGCGGCGCTCTGTCGCTGCTACGTATGCCGCCCATGATGCCAGTTCTGTGCATACGCGACCCATGTGCAAAATCGCAATCAGCACCGTTGATTGCCTTCCCTGTGATTCTGACACGTCGAGACCTTTCTGTGCCTACTGCCGTGGGCACCTTGCGCGCACCTTGTCAAGGCGCGCTTTGCCGATGCCAGGGATAGTGGTCAGATCCGCGTCCTTGGCCCGTTTGATCTTGGCTGGAGTGTCGAAACCGGCCCGCACTAAAGCGTGCGCGGTTTCTGCGTCTTTCAGCTTGATAGCGAGTTTTTGTGCTCTTGCGTCCATATCAGCCCTCGTATTCATGAATCCCTATGTAGGCATCCATCCAACCAGTGTTTTGTCCTGGACACATTACGCGCCACCAGAGCTTTGATCCGGAAGGTGCGCGTCCGGTCTGTACGGTGATGATTCCTGTTTCTTTTTGGACAGATGCCCCATAGACAAGCTCGGTGTAGGTGCCAGCCGCAAGGCCCGCCGCCCCAGAGGTTCCACGCGTAAACTGCAAAAAGTACGTGCTTGCCCGCTCTGTGTCCTCTATGATCAGTTGGTGCGGATCAAAGTACGCTTTTCCCTCAACTGTTGGCGTATCGTCACTTCCAAGCACCTGTACCCAAGAGCCCCACGTATCGTTTCCAGCATCCGCCCGAAAAGCGCCGGATCCGGATCCAATGCTGTCCGCAACGTGGACCTCTCCGTCTGGAACCGCTGCCGTCTCAAACCACCGTGCACCGCTGTGCAGGTGACGCTCGATCTCGTGCACCCGATAGGCCAACGAGTTTGAGACCCCTGCAAGCCCATCCGTCGCCAGCGAGTCGATCTTTTGGGTGTAGCCCAAGATCGTCGCGATGTCGGACGTGTCCAGGGCCGCGACCGAAGTTGCAAGGTCAAGGATCCTCTGAGCAAGCGAGTTCGCAACCTGATCCCCTTCTCCGATTGTGGCCTTTTCAAGTATCCAGGCTTCTGTTGCCATAGATCCCCTTTAGGTCGGATTCGTGACTTGCAAGCCGTTCATGCAGTAGTTGCCTACCCAAGCGTCCGTCGCGGCTGCCGTGCAAAAGTCATCCAGATCGCCGTTTGCGGGGACCGGCAAGAGGCAAGACAGGTAGTTTTCTGTGACAAGGTTCGTCGCCCCACCGGTCGTGTTAATACCTTCGTTTGCCGCCGCCGCTGCACCTTGCGCGCTTGTGTTGAAGATGCGGTTTCGGTAGATGAAGTTGTTGTCAGCGCCGCCCAAGAGCGCGATCGCCGCCGTTCCACAGTCGATAAACTCGTTGTCGTGGATCGCGGTATAGTCCGTTCCGGATCCAGCGGCCGCTGTGTAGACCCCGTATTGGTCGCACTCCCAAAACCGGCAGTGGTGGATGTCACAGTACCAGGAGTACTCTAGCTGGATCGCGATGTCTACCGTGTCATCAAAGACACAGTTGCGAACGGTCAGGTTCTCCCCAAAGAGGGTCGCCCCGTCCCATTCGGCAGAGATTGCCGTACAGCCGGTGTAAGTTGGCCCTTCTGAGAAGAAAAAGCCCTCGATCGTCACATCGATCGCTGAGACCGTGATGCACGTCCCGGCGTTTGAGGCCGGATACCAGTAGACGCCCATTCCAGAGCGGGAGAGCCCGACCAGATGCACCCCTGGAACGTCAATCGTGACCTCTTCTTCTATGGCAGTCGTGAGCCCATCCGTAGCATCGCCGTACTGCCATGAGTTGTTGGGCATCACCACGATCACATCGTTTTTGTACGGGTTGCACTTGGTCAAGGCCGCTGCAACGGTCTGCAAGGGGCATTCCGGGTTTGTGCCGTCCCTCTGGTCAGTGACACCGGTCGCGTTCGGGTCTACATAGTAGATCGCCCCGATCGCGTCCGTGCGCATCCCTTCAGGAGAGCCCGTGCCCGGAACCCCAAACTGCCCCGGAAACATGGGCGGCAGTTGCAGGATGGGGATCGGAAAGTTTACGTTTGCGCCTGACATATCCGATCTCCTTTATGTACCGGCTGTTTCGATCGCTCCAACGCCCGCATTCTGAACGTGGTTATCAAGCGTCATCGCGGCATCGGCATGGCTGATCGCGTCGGTCGCCGTGATCCAGTTGCCGACGCAGAACGAGTCACCCACCACCGAGTCATCGATCCCGGTTCCGAGCAGCACGCTGCCGCCGCCCCAGATCATGTTTCTGGCAATGACAGCGTTCCCAACGAGCGCCGCGCCGGACAAGTCGATCCCGGTCGTGACAGCGCAGATCTCGTTTCCGATCACCCGACAAGAGTAAAAGTTGCCCGTCGACCGAATGCCGCGAGTCAGGGGGTTCGTGTTGCCTTTGAACACGCAGTTGATGATCCAGCTTGAGTTTGCACTGGTCGTGTCGATCCCGACCGTCGCAAGTCCAGGGTTGCCGTCCGTGATCGCGCACTGCTCGATAATCACCGAGTTCATCACGCCAAAGTCGATGACCGGCGCTGCCGTGTCCGTCGTGAAACGGATGTTGTACCAGTGGCATGCCAAGCCGGTGCCCGCAAGAGCGGATCCCGATGCTGGATGGATGTCAACGCATACATCCGTTGTGTTCCCCGTCGCCAACCCAAGCCCGATGATCCGGCAGTAGTAGGGAGGGGTAAGATTCTCCGCATACGTTCCAGGGGAGATGACGATCGTGTTTACCCCCACGTAAGGCGGAGTGTTCGCCCAGGTGATCGTTGCGTTGTTGAGCGTGATCGCCTGTTGGATCGTCGCAAGAGGGTTGTCCGGGTCAGTGCCGTCGTTGTTATCGTTGGCCCTACCGTGGCTTGCGTCTACATAGTAGACCAGCCCTTGAGGGGCAAGCCGCACACCTTGCGGCGTATCCGATCCAGGCACGCCGATTTGCCCGCCGAACATGGGCGGGATCTTGAACGTCTGCGGCCAGGTTCCAGAAAATGGACCTTGAACCATAGCTCTGCTCCTTTATAGAATCTCGGAAGTCACGTCAGGGAGCGGGTTAGGAGACCACAAGCCCGGCGCGTTTTCTGGGATAGGCGGAGGTCCAGCCTCGAATTGCGCGACTTTCTGTCGCAATTCAGCTATCACCGCGTCCTTGATGGAGCGCCCCGGCGCTCGCCGTAGCGCTGCCGGTTCATCCTCCAGAACGTACATCTTGCCAGTTGTCCGGCTCTCGTAGACCTCGCGCTCTCCGGCCTCGTCCAGGTTCTCCAAGACGATAATGCCCAAGAGAGACGCATGCCGCGCACTGCCAAACTCGATGAAATCCGCCCGCTCTTCTGGCTCTTCCGATACTGGCCCTAGAGAGCCCGGCACGCGAATGCCTTGACTCACCAAGAGCGCAGTCAATTGATTGATCTGTGATTGCAGGTCTGCAATCGTCTGTTTTGCCACAGTTGGGCCTTTCTCCGCCGCTAGGCGACGGTTCCGCTGGAGTAGTACGCGCCCCGGAAGTCCCACAGGTTGCCTTCCGTGCCGTCGATGTACGTGCCCCAGATATCGCGGATCTTCAGGGTGATGTTGCCGGTCTCAAAGTCTCCAAACGCGGGAGAGACGGCAGTCCCCGCTCCGGTCAAAGAGGTCACAGCCTCGACGTCGGAGCGCTTGCGGTAGACTCGCGGACCATCCCATCCACGGAGGCGCACCAGCGCAAACGGGCGGATGTTGTTGTCCTGCCACCGGGTAAAGCCATACCACGGCAAGTTGGGCGCAGTGCCGGCCATGTGCGGATCTTCGATCGGCGTAAAGTTGATCACGTTCACAGCGTTCGTCATCAACTCCGCGACCTGTGTAGAGCGTAGGATCTGGAGCGCCGTGTCGCGCAGTCCGGTATGGTGCACAAGGTACTCCGCTGACGCCCGGATCGGTTGGTTCCCGGCGTTCACGCGCTGCGCAAAAGCCATCCGACATTCAGACCATCGCGCCGTAGTCAGCCGCCCGGTCTGCGAGTAGTTGGCCCCAAGACCGGTCAGGCGGGCGATGCTCGTCGCGTTGGTGTACATCCGGCTCACAAACCGTTCCAGGGTGCGCCGTGCCGCCTCGCCCATCAACCTCACAGTCTCTTCCAGATAAGCCAAGTCGTCGTTGACCAGGGTCTCCCAATCAATCGAGATGTCCTTTTCCCACCGGTAGACTGCGTGCGTCCGCTTGGTTGCGTCGTCGATGCCGCCAGTGCGGGACCGTCCCCGCGTGCCCACATACTCCAGGTCGTCAAAGCCGTTCCGGTTCTGGTAACGGTAGTGCGGCAGGAAGTTTTGCACGCGATCGACGTAGACCAGGGGCTCAAAGTTGAAAAGCCGTTGCTGGTATCCGGGGATCGCCAAGCGATTGACGAACTCCATGATCGCAAAGGTGAAGTCCTGAGAGACCAGAGCCTCTTGCAGAACGTCGTTGCTGTTGAGCGAGCTAAAGCCGCTCATTTCAGTGTCCAGATACTCGAACATCCGCGTGGTCTGGGCCATCCGATCCGCTTGCAAGCCTCGCTTTGACAGTTGGTGCTTGCGGATATCGAGCATCAGTTTCAGAATTTGCCTCATCGTTGTTTCTCCTTGCCTAGCTGTTCCCCTTTCTAGGCGATGTCGCGAGCGCCGCCGCCTGGCAGCATCACGCAATACTCCTGTTGTACCAGCGAGTTTGAAAGGGACGTGTCAAACGTCGCCGCCGATCGTGCTCCGCCAACTGCCGAATCCGGCAACTCGTCTTGGCAGTACCAGAGGAACCCGCCAAGGGGGTTGCGGTCTCCGTCCGTGTTCAGGGGGCTCATGCTCAAGGTCACGCCCGCCCCAAGGGCCGCGCTGTCGTCCACGTACACCGGTTGTCCGGGGAATGGCGCAGTGACGAACGTGGAGGGGGTCGTCCCGGTGTAGGTCAGGACGTTCGCAACCCAATTGCGAACGATCTTGCCATGGGTGATGTTGACCCTGACCTGAGACGTTGCCGTGGTCAAACCCGGCGTGACAGACACGACAAGGCCAACCGGGTTCAGCCCACGCCCAGAGGTGCTAACGCGGCTCCCGATCGCGACGACCGGATGCACGCCATCGTAAAGGCTGTTTGCGTCGAGCAAGCTGTCCTTTGTGCCGGACATGCTGTTGTTGTCCACCGGCCAAACGTCGTTTTCCAAAACAGTCACGACCATATCAATGGGCGTGGTCTCCGAGTAGACATCCCCCATTCCGCCGTAGGTGGTAAAAGTGGCGCTCATTTACTGCTCCTTTTCCTCGACGTAGAAGCTGGTGCCGTACTGCTCGTTGAGCCCGGCCCAGAACTCCCCGTCCGTCTCTTCTACAGGGTCTTGCGTGGTCGCCCCTTGCTCGAAAGGTTTCCCCGCGCCTGTCGCCTCTTTGATGAGGCTTTTCATCTCCTGGATCGCGCTTTGCACTGCGCTTTTGTCCTTGTACGTCGCGCCGACCAGGAGCCGTTGAGCCCGTTCGCCAAGCCCTGACTCTTCCAAGAGAGATGCAACGGCATCCTGACTCAAGGCCGCCTCTTGAGTAGTGACCTCCGTTTCATTTTCTTGCGGCTGGACCTCTTCGGTCTCGCTCTCTTGGATGTCAACGTTGGCGGCTGGATCTGCGGACTCTTCAATCTGCTCTTGCTTCTCTTTTTCGTCCACTGTTTCGCCTCCGTCGTCTATACTGTTGGATTCCGATATGTCAAGGGCATGGCCTCCGGCTCCCGCCCGACTGACCCAATCAACCGCTTTTCCTTCCTCAATCTCTTGCACAATCTTTGCTTCCCTGCCGTCCACCTTGCCCCGCTTGGCCTTGCCGCGCCCAATGATCGAGCACTCTAGCAGGTGCAGCTTGCCCACCTTGGCCCGGTTACGCACCTGCTCCGCAAAGTCAGGCCCCCAGACCGTCGCCTCCGCGATCGGAGCTCCATCGTCAGTGTACCCGGAAATATTGTCGATGACCGCAACCTCTGTCAAGACTGACCTTTGATCCGCCCGGTGGTCGGTAGCGTACATCTTGGCCCCAACGAACTTGCCAGCGTCCCGCTCCAAGACCTCTCTGGGGTAGTAGTGGTTGTCTTTCGGGTTACCGAATCCAGGCTTGATCATCACAAACCGAATGGACAAGGGATCTCGGGCTCCAGCGCCCGCCTTTTCCTCCATGTCGATCGCTTGCGCTGACTCCAAGAAAGTGCCAAGATCAACGTCCGCCTCCGCCCCGGTGATCTCACTTGCCGCCTCCGGTGGCTGCACAAGCTCGTAGGTGGGGCGCACCTGTCTCCATTGTGCCTCTTCTGCAAAAGTCGGCTTTTCGCCGGACAGGTCCATTGCGATCGCGTACATCAAGCCTTCTTGATTCGCGATCACAGCATCGCCCAAGCGGGGGTGCCCGATGTAGAAATCACGCATCCAGGGACGACGTCGCCCGCGTGCTTCGTCGTACACGCCAGGTCCAGGGCGGAATCGTAGGTCAAACGCCTCCCGGATCATTGTGGACAACCGGCCCACAGAGAATGCTGCTGCATCCAATTCGCTCATTTCGTGTTTAAGGTCCACGTCAGCCTCCCAGATCATATCCTCTTTCTTGTACAGAGCCTTCAACTTGCGGATCGCCTCTTGCTTGTTTGGGCCAGCATACTTTTGGCCGCGATGCCCGCCCGCAGAGGTAAGCGCTGCTTTTGCCGCGCCCATCCGCCGCCGATCTACCGACCCATTGGCCTTTTTGACTGGCAGATGCCACGTGCTTGGCTCTTGTGGGTCTCCTACGACCAGAAACGCGGACGCAGGAAGATCCTCCCCGTCATAACTTTTTGTCTTTGCCATCGCTCCCCCAGACCCAAACAAAAGCGAGTATCAGCAAAGAGAGTGCAAGACGCTTCCATTTAGACATGGACAGTTACCGTGAACTCTGCTTCATTCAAGGCCCTGATCGCCTCTTCTCGCGCAATCTCGCGTACCCGTTCCTCGTCCAGCGGCGGCGGGAGCACATCGGTCAATGAGACGTATAGCACAGAGCAATCAGCCGGGACCGGCTCGTCTAGGGCCAACCTCCCGCTGGTCACTTCAAAATTCTGCACCTTGGTTAACGTACCAGAGAGCCAACCGAACCACAGCACATCATAGATGCCGTCTCGGAGACCGTGAATAACAAGCTGCCGGTCATTTTCGATCCATCGAGCAAAAGCGGTCACGTGCGCACCATCCCCCCAACTGGACACGAGATCCGCGCCCGGAGAGACGATCAGGCTGTCCCAAGCTTGCCCAGGGCCGTCCCATTCCTCCAGATCGACACGGGCGGCATACTCTGCCGAAACTCCTGCAATTGATGCCATGTTCGGATGTGCGATGCCCCACCATAGGGCATACTGATCCGGGTTCCTTGGCCGGATCTCCGGCCAGCGCAAAGGCCCCACAAGGCCATGCTCTCCACACACAGCGATCCATTCATGCATCTTGGACCAAGCAAACGTGTCAGGCTCTCGCGTATAGTCCGCCTCGGCACCGAGATCCCAAGGGGCATACTGCTCTACATAGACCGGGATACCCGCCCATGCTTGCACGTCGCGCAGCCATTTGAACTTTTCGGAGACATCCCGGTCTCCATACCAGTTGATCAAGCAAAAATCAAGGCTTGGCGTCCGGTAGACCTCATTCCGTGGCGCGGACAGGTCGCCAAACACTTGCCCGTTTCCGACTGGTGCAGGGTGAACGGATTTGATGTACTGTGCAATTTCCTCAACCCACGGAACGGCGATCTCGCGTGTGACCGTTGTCAGCCCCGCCCAATCTGTCCCCCAAACATAAGGGGTCATCAAAGAGACCATTTCAGCGCAAACTTCCCACGCCTTGATGATGGGGCCAGCATAGTCGATGATAGCCCTGATTCTGTCCTTCATCGCGTCAATAGCAGCGGGGTTGGTGAACATCTCTGTTGGATTCTCCAAGAACCCGCCGCTATTGCTGGCATTCCAAGCATTGTAGCTCCAAACGTACTCGCTAGACATCTCTCGACTGTCAAACGGAATCACCCAAAGTCCTATGCCGTGATCCGTACACGCCTGTACCATCTCTTGAAGTTGCCCATTCCAGTCGGTGTATACACCGGTCTGGTACTCAAAAGGGAGAGCGTCAGCGTCCCCTCTGCGTCCGCACAGCTTGACCCGCAAAAGGTTCACGCCGTCAGCGGAAATGCGGGCGCAGAAGTCGCCAAAGGTAAGCGCGGGCGCCCCAAACGCTGGTTGCAGGCTATCCGGGTACGATGCTATGCTCGCGATCGGAAGATGAATTGTGTTGTACCCCCTGACCTTCTGCATTGTCTGCCTTTCTAAAAAGTAAACCTGACCGGAAACGTGATCCCGAGCGTGTCCACCACGTACTCGATCACGGCAATGGTCGCATTGCTGGCCGCATCGTTGGCCTCCATCAAGGCTTGTAAGCTTGCCGCGTCCCATCCCTGTATAGGAACAGCAGAGGTGCGCAAGTTGTTGGCGAGTGCAAGCTTGTATGCCTGGTTGATCTGCGCGTTGGTCCCGGCAGAAAGCGCATCCTGTATCTCGCTTGCTGGAACCAAGATCGTTGCATGTCGAGCAGGAACCGGGCTCCATATCTCACCGTCAGCAGACGCCTCTACCATGACGTCGTGGGCGACAAGTCCGGATCCGTCGTTGCGCGCCTGTGGTTGTCCTACCCGATATTGAAAGCTGTACTCTGCCATACTCTTCTCCCTACGGCGGCGAGATCACGCCGTCAAACTCGTATTCAGGGGTCGCGTCACTCCCAAAGTAAGCGGCGGCAGTAAAGTCAGCGGCAAACCCGGTCAAGCCGCCGATCTCCAAGAGCGGAGCACCGTCAAACAGCACGCGGATCAAGCCGCCATAGTTGATCACGTCTATGCTTGCCTCTGTGTCAGCCGCCCATGCGGGCGTGTCCGTGTCTGTCCAAGGCCCGGCCCCGGCCTGGTCAACCTCAAGCGTGAGCGTGCCGCCAGCCGCGTCGTCCCGATAGAGCAAGATGTAGTTGTTGGCATCCTCGGTCAGCGAGAAAAGCATCTCTTGCGTTTGCCCGAACGCCTCAGAATTGGCAATGCTGTGCCGTGGCGTAGCCCTGAACCGTACCCCGCCGCTTGTAGCAAGTACCTTGTGCGCTGTTGCCGGGACCGTGCTGCTATCCCGCCCATCCACGCGGATGCCGGTGCCCTCCAGGCTGTTGGCCTGGGAGGCCGGGGTGACGGCCAGGGTTACGTCATCGCACTCGAAGGCGTAGGCGTCATCAGAGAAGCGATCACCGACTGCTCCAGTCGTCGCGGCCAGCATCATGTTTTGCGTTACACCCAAAGACCTGTATGCGCCACAAACATGCTTCCAAGTGCTGACTGTAGGCCCATTCATTGTGCCATCTGTGCCCAGATTGTTATGCAATACAGCTTGTCCAAGAGATGCCGGGATTACAAGCAAATTCGCTGTGCCGTCACCACAATACCATACTCCATACGTATAGTAAGCACCGGAAGCTGCGCCTACATTGTAGTACATGCGCTCATTTACAATTGCACCTACATTCCATTCCAGCGATTGTGCGCCAGCGTGGATATAGGTAGCTTCTGGCTCTGTGTCTCCAGCGTCTAGGTTGCTATTTGTCCAACCCGTGATCAACTCTGCTGCGCCAGGGAACCCGCCGTTAAGCGACTCGTGATCTCCATTGTCCAGCAGGGACTCCAACACTTCCGCCTGATGCGCGGTGATGATGCCGTCTGCGTTGCGGTTGGATATGATTACCTGATAGGCAGTGTTGGCACTCGTGCGCGCCACGATGGGCTCATTGAACACCCAACCGTCAGGCGGGACGATGTAGGCCTGGTCGGCTACGTCCCAATCGTTGTCCGTACCCCCGGCCAGCGCAGCGGTGATGGTGTCCTGGTTGGTGCCGCCTACGGCTGTGATGGTCCCACTCGACCCATCCGTAACATTGTAGATCTTGCCACCGATCAAGCTGGCAGGGTAGACCTCCCCGGTGCTCGTGAACGCGGCAGCATTGCCCGCCCCATCGTGAACGGCTGTCATCGGCGGAGCGTCAAAGTCCACGATGCTCCCGGCTGCTGTCACATCGTAGAGCGTGATGCGGGGCCAGGCGTTGGGCGAGTAGTTTAACGGCGCACGGATCACATAGTCTGTGGAGGCTGTCAGGGTGACCGGAATATAGATGCCGTCATCGGCCCCATCGCTCCCCACGTTGTAGCCCTGCTGGTAGAACATCGCGCCGGATTCGTCTATGAGCAGATCGGGCGTGTTGTTCCAGCGGGTAGACGCCCCAAACGTGATCGTGCCGTTGTACCCATTGCCTGAACTATCCGTTGCGGTGGTCCCGGCCCCATCGTCCATATAGACCAGCAGGTGATAGTTCGCATCGTTGGCTGGCGGATTGTTACGTGCGGCAGGGATGAATGAGTTGCCGGTGTAGCGCCGCATGTCTGAGAGGGCAAGCCAGCCAATAGTCAAAAACTCGTCGCTATCCCCAACTGATGCCGCACCATTTACTATGCAATCATATGCGGCATCCGCTTGATATGCCCCTATCGCCGTGTCGGTATCCCGCAAGATTCCATCTACGAACAATCGGCCTGTAAGTGTCCCAAAATCCCAGTCAACTGCATAGTGATGAAATCGCCCATCTCGCATATCCTGCGCAATAGTTAGCACAAGATCGTTAGTAGCGTGTTGTGCGCGAACGAGCGGTTCTCCATTGGATTGAATGACCACATCCCATCCATTGGTAACTGCTCCACTATTTCGCTTGGAGATCAGATACGCTGCTCCATCCATATCTTTGCCTGTACGCGCCCAGCACTCCATAGTGCAATCAGCCCCAAACAGGTCGTCAATGTTGGCCCCCGACCCAAAGTCAATCCCATCATTTTCCTGATAGAACTGCAAGCTCTGCGGAATCTCCGGCGTGCCCACAATGGCCCAGATCGCGGACCAGGAGCCGTTGGTGATCGTGCCGTCGTTGGCGGGAGAGGTCACCGAGGCCGCAGCGGTCGCGCCAGTGCCCTCATCCATCGCCCAATACTCAACGGTGTTGCCGTCGCTGTAAGGGGCGCGGTTGGGGATAAAGTCGGTTCCGGCGCTGTGACGGTCGTTGTCGGAGATTTCGCACCAAGCGATTGCACCAGAAAGGGGATAGACTACAGCTTGTGTTGTCGTCCCCATTCTGAAATTTTGGGCCGCATCAGTGGAATATCCTCCAACTCCTTGCGTGTGCGTAGCATATGCTGATGCCCATCTACCGTCTACTGCCAGACTGATCCACTTGGTAGTGTCCTCATAATGGAACGAAACAAGGTGGTATTTCCCATCAGCAAAAGAATCCAAATCAAAGGAGGCGGCTACAGCCGATGCGGAAGCATTGGTTGTGGCGCATATCACGAAGCTAAACAATGTGTCCGTTGACGGATTGAATTGGACATAAAAGCCGCCGACACCGCCAGTATACTTGTTGCATAGCGCCTCTAATGCGCCATCTCCAGCGCCATCCGACTTGAACCAAATGTCAATGTTGATCTCACCGCCAGACGCGATGTCATCTAGGGTAGCCCCAGACCCACAGTCGATGACGGTGTTCGTACCATTGAACTCTACAGCATAGTCCGTGCCAGGAAGCCCACCGTCGTCCAAATATGGCACATCGATCAAGGTCGTGGCGGGATGGGACCAGGCTTGGTTGGTGGTCTGGAGCGCACCTTCTGTTTGGTCGGTGGGAAGGCAGAACGTAGCATCCCAGGAACCGCCCACGATCTGGGCGGGATCGGCCCCCACGCCAGCCGCATAGATGGCGTTGATCTCATCTACCAGGCCGGACTCGTCAAAGGTAGCACCCACGCCATAGGTGCCGTCGAACAGGACGCGCCGCCAGACAAACAAGCCGGAGATTTGGGCATCTGCCGCCAGGGCTGGCCCAGTCTCGCACCCCACGTATATCGTTGCATCAGGGGCGCTTGCCGTGGGTTGCGTACTTGCACCGTAGGTCTCTGATCCCTGAGAGGCTATACGCCCATAGTTTGTCCCATCAATTGTATTGCGCGTGTCCCAGGAGAGTTGGATGCAATAAGCCGTCCCCGCCGTCCAAGCAGAAACATCTATGGTCATGCTCTGACCACCAGCCGTGAGTTGGAGAAGGTCGCCTGTGGTCTTGAGTACCTGATAGTCAGAAGAGATATACAGGATATTGTGCTCTATCCCATCATTCCCCGCCCACTCAGGGCGAATCCAAAACGAGACGGTGCCCTGGTATGGGTCGAAATTGGAGTAGAAGTGTTGGGTCTGGTTGCCCAGGAGCGTGCCACGAGGGAACGTTACCACGTCCGGCGTGCCCGTTCCGTCCCACTTGCCCTGGTAGATGGGCGCGGCGTCGAACCCACCAAAGCCGGTGCGCACGGCCATGTTCTCGGTGAACGTGACGTCGTTCAGGTCAAAGTTGTAGATGTACGGCCCAAGCGAGCCGCCCAAGCGAGAGACTGGCAGAATCCCCGCGCCGTGGATGCCGAACACTAGGCGATACTCCTTGTAGCAAGCTGCATCTGGCAAACCATGTCATCTGCCGCCGCATCTACAGCATTGTTGTCATAGACGCGAACCTGATCGCCTTCAAGGAGAATCAAACCGGGAGGCAGGGGGGTCATCAAGTAGTCCGTGTCACGGAAGGCTTGGAGATCGGCCATTGAGGCGCCAAACTGGTAATAACGAGTAAGAGACGCGGCTTGTACAGCACCCGCCCGGAATTGCCCGATCACATCGTTGGCGACATCTTGGATCTCGATCACAAGCTGCCGATCTCCAGCCGTCGCCGTGGATGTCAACTCGACCCAAATCCAGAGCACTTGAGCCTCTGTGTCAGCCGGGACGGTATAGATCACCTTGTCGGAGTCGTCGGCTGTCTCGTCCGCCACAAGTGAGACACGCCAAGAGTCAAGCGAGTTGACCGGGTTTGCCGCGCTCACGTCCGCCCCGTCAACCTGGATCGCGACGTCCACCGGTTGCGCAAGCGTTACGCCACCTGTTGGCTCTGTGGTTTGGTCTGTCAGCCCTTGTCTCATGTTCCTATCCCCGTAACCTGCAAGGTACCCGGAGCGCCGACGTTGCCGGATTCCCGGCAGTTGATCCGCACGCGCTCAACAGGACCATTAAAGATGATCGGCCCGACGCTAAACGCCTCTTTGGCCGCAGCGGTCGCCGTGTAGGTCTGGTACTCTTGCTGTACCGTGCTCTGCGTATCCGCCCCGGCGACAACAGCGCCAGCCGCATAGATCGCATCGGCCACAGACCATTCTGTCCCACCGGCTGGCACAAGAGCGGCAGCGGAGAAGTGGGAGATCTCGAGTTGCCAATCAAACGCGCCAGCCGCGCCCCCGCGAGTGTAGGAAAACGCAAGGGTCAGTTGGCGCGCACCGGCAAGCACTTGCTCTACAGGCGTAGCATCCCACGCGCCCGCAGCGGGGAGAGCGGCGGAAACACGCAAATTCAGGGGGTTCGCCCATCCTTTCGGGTAAGCGTCCCAAGCTGGATCCAACGGCATAACCATAGCTGTACTCTCCCATAAACACGAAAGCGCGCCGTGCCCGATATGGACACAGCGCGCTTTCTACGCCACTTCTAAAATTGTTTCTATGTTGTAAGACTGCCGGCCAGGCTAGGGGGGGGATAGGCTTATAGGCCGGCAGTCGTCGGTCTGACCTCTCTTTCGAGTTTAGGTCAGTGCCACCGCAAGCCTATTGTACCACGATTCTGCGCATGCTGTCAAGTGCAGAGCGTTTCAAGCCATTCTGCAAAGCCAGCGGCGTCCCCTTTCGGCTCTACGTGCTGTACCTCTGGGGATATCCAGGCCACCGGGCGGCCTTGGTTCAAAAAGACACGGATGGTCACGAACGATACCCCCCTGCTTCCGTTCGTGGCATTGCGCATTCGCTGCGCAACATCCTCCCATGAGCGGATTTTTGTTGCGTTCTCTGACAGTGGGCTCATTCGTCGCCTTTCTACTCTACACGCGGCAGTGGGCCACGTGTGCACGGATCCGTAGTCGTTTCAAACTCACAGCCGCACACCGTCACCCCTCTAGCGGAGCGCATACATGCCAGCTTGGGGCTCTGGGGGCGGAGATCGTGCGCCTTCCAAACGGACAGCCGCCGAACTTGACCGGCCAAGCGGCTACAATCGACACAGTTCTCTTTCTCCGGGTTGATCTTCCATCGATACTTTGGGTCGTCTCGCGCTGTTTCAAGCCCAAGATTGTAGACCTCCCGATAACGCTGCACCCACAAGTCAACACGCCTGAACAGCGGGGCAAGCTTCCCCTCGTTTGCCTTGCTGCCTCGGATGATCGCCTCAATAAAGCCGTCGATAAAGCGCATCTCCGCAGCAATCCGCCCGGCGCGCTCTGCACGCTCCAGCCCGGTCAACTCGCTTGGGTTGGTCCCCACAGACTGCGCCCCATCGTTGTAGGCTTTGGTGAATGAGCGCCGGATCGCAACCTCGAACATGCTCCAGGTGTCAAACTCGTCCAGAGCCCCCGACCAGAGGCCGCGAACCGCAGCGCGCAACTCAGAGCGATATTGCCGCATTCCTGCCGCAAGGGTAGGTTGCGCGGCCTCCGAAAAGTCACTCACTGGATTCGCTTTCTGCCTGATCTTGCTTCCCTTGCGCCTCAAGGCGTTTTTTCTCAAGCTCCGCCAAATACGCAGCCCATTGATCCGCATCCGGTCCAAACCAGCCAGAGCCCTTGCCGCCTTCCGTGTACGTGGCAACAACAGCCTCAAGGAGAGCATCAAAGGTGATTTCTCCCCGCTCGTAATGACCAGCGGCAAGCCTCAAAACCTCTTCTGCGGCTGCTTGTTGGCCTTGCTCCGGTTGTGGGGCAGGTTCGGGCGGCTCTTCAAAGTCGAGCAGTTCTGTGATGCCGCTTGCCCCAAGGGCTTGTACAGCCGGTCGGAGAAATGCGGCGTAGAGATCCCGCGCATCTTGAGGGGCAAGGATGCTGGCCGTGACCGCTTGCGTGATCTGCTGCATCAAGGTCGTGGTCGGCCCTACCATCTCCGCAAAGTCGGGGAGCCCGTAGCTGTCTATGGAGATCTCGACCTCGATCTCCATGCTCATGCCAGCGTAGCCCATCACGATCTTGAACATCTTGCGGATCTGTGCAGCCCAAAAGCTCTTGTACTGCGAGAACACAAACGCTTGTACCCGGTCCATCGTCAGCGCCGTGGCGTAGCGCGCCACGTCCAGACCAGCCGTCGCCGGGAATAGGCCCGCCCCAATGAGCGCCGCCCACGCCAGCGTCTTGTTGTCCCGATCTGTGTCCATCGCCGCCGTGGACATCGGCAGTTCTTCCGTGGTCACGGCTTGGTTTTCGACGTGCCAAGAGGCCCCAGGCGCGCCCGGTGGGTTGGTGTCTAGCCGTTGGTTTTGGGAGAGCGCTGACCGAACCGTATCGATCACAGAGTTGACCGCTCTTGAGCCTCCCTGGACTCGAGATCTGCGAGTGAACTGCGCGATCGACAAGACCTTGGAGAGCGTAGCCTGGATGAACTGCTTGTGTGCGCGGGCGTAAGGCATAGAGACGGTAGAGAGAGGCCAGCCCCAAGGAGAGTTTTTAATCTTGCGGTTGTGGGCAATGTGCAGCACGCACACGGACGTTTGCGCAGCGTCCCCAAGGTCGCCGTTCTGTTGAACAAGGTCCGCCCTGGTCGCCGTGTCCGGTACAAGCCTCTGCTCTTGGGCTTGTGTCCAGGCACGCTCTAGCTCTTGGGGTTGGAAAAAGAGCGCCCAATCTGGGTAGTACAGCGTGCGCGTGTTCGAGATTGTTCCTGACGTCGCCATGTACTCACGCTTGTAAAACCATGGCTTTTTCCTGTCTGCCGGGTCGCAGATGATCTCTGTGATCTCGTCAGCGTCGACGTCTCGAATCGTGGTCTCTCCGTCAGCGGGGGAAGAGTAGAAGGCCAGAAAGAGGTTTCCGTGATTCAACAGGTCAAACGACATCTGGTGCAATCGGTCGTCTCCAAGCAGCGGGTCGTTTCGCTCTGCCGTCCAGAACTCGTCCCACCGGTCTTGAGCCCCGGCATCCGCTGCCTTGACGTCGATCCCTTGCCCCAAGCCCTCGGCGGTCCACGTCCACTTGGTCCATTGATCAAGGGGGGATGAGCGCCAGGCTCGGTTAGAGGCGCGAATCATGGCCCGCCGCTCGTTTGTCGTATCCCCTGATCCAGGGTCACCGATGCGATCCCAATAGGCGTCATCGATCACCATGTCCAGCATAGTCGGATCGTACTCGTTGTAAAGAGCGATCATCTCTTCCGGGGGAAGCTGCCATTGCGCCGACTCTGCCAGACCGGTTAGAAGCCGTGTGCGGAGTGCCCCGCCTGGTACTACTCTAGTCATCAGATGCCCCTTTGGTCTACATCCTTCTCAGTCAGACCTCTTTCTGCATAGAGCCATTCCCCCACCTTGAACAGCGAGACTTGATGTTGACCGATGTACAGATGCAGGTTTTGAAACCGGTCTATGCGGTAGTGGGTAGCAGTGACGACCTCGAACGTTCCATCGGGACGCTCTACGCCATAGGGGACCGGCTGTCTGGGCCACAAGGGAATGAACATGATCAACCTCCTGTCTCTCGACCAGTATACCACAAAACCGGGGCGGATGGCAAGGGGCGAGTTATCCCAAATGCCCCTTGACGGCCCCCTTGTTCCCACTAAAAAACGTCGCCCACTAGTACTGTAGTACGGCCCCTAAAATTTAGATCTATAAGAATATATCATGATGGATCTAAATTTTTCGTCACCGCTCGAATAATGTGTCAGGTCGGATATTGTGCGATACACACTACTTGACAAGCCCTACGTGTACCTTGGTGCCACGGTAACATATCACTCTATGCCTTCAGGCAGTTCGATCTCTTTCCAGAATACCCGCTTGCCTCTAAGGTAAGGCTCATCCTCGCCTGGTGGGGGAAGCGTGAATCTTCCAACAACTCCAGCGACAATCCCAAAAGCATAGATCCCGCTCCCCAAGAGAACCCACTGATACGAGCCGTCTTTTTGAGGCATAGCAAGCAACCAGAGCAGGTGCTTGTTTTGTGGCGGACGATTGCCTTCCGTGACCTCTTGCCAGTCCATTGTAAGCCTTTCTCAGAACTCCAACCCCAAGCCAGGAATACTCTCTACGACCTCGTCTTTCTCTTGGCCCAGACGCACCATGACGTTCGCAGCATAAAGACCCAGAGCCCACGCCCAGAACTTGTCGGCGTGATGCTTCTCGCTGGCCTCTACGTCGAACCGGTTCACGATCGCGCCTGGCATCTTGCGGATGCTATGGATCTGGTAGATCAGGTCTCGGATCGCCGGGATCTGCGCATTGTGGCTCTCCGCTTGCAAACGAGCCTCGACGGCAAGCAGTTCCTTGGTGGGCGCGGTAAAGTAGACCCCTGCCGCCTTGCCGGTCTGCTCCAAGGTCTCTGACAACTGCATCCCAATCCCGGTCATGTCGACCAGCACGAGCGTGATCGGGAGCGAGTTGATGATGTGCCAAAAGAGCGTTTGCTGGTGTCGAAACTCGACATTGCTCAAGGAAACGATCCACCGGCAGGGGAGTTGTCCAGAAGGCCCCTTGCCCAACAAGACAAACTCTGTCAGATCGTGCACGCGCCCGACGTCGATCCCGCCGCACAGCACGAGCTCGATCTGACCCATCCGCACAGCATTTTGAACCTCTGTCAGATGCTCCAACGCCTCGTCTACCGAGTGAGAATGCCAGCATTGCAGGTCGTTCTTTTGGATGCTCTGGATCAGATCCCAAGAGATCCAGGCCACAGCCTCATCGACCCAAGCACACTCGAATTCCTGCTGAAAGTCCTCTAGGAAGTTGTTCTCGTACTGGACAACAAGGGCCTCTGTGCCGAACGTCATGACCCGCTCGTGCGTGGTCATCTGGGGCGCTAGACGCGCTGCAAGCCTGACATCCTTGCACAGAGCGTGAGAGGTCCACCAGGGCACGGTGCGACGATGCCCATCGTAGCCGGGCCACTTGCGCAGCGTTTGGGTGAAAATCTCCCAAAAAAGGCCGGCTGCTCCAAGGGGAGAGGATCCGATCCGAATGTAGCCATCCCCCCTGACCGTTGCCGGGAGAGCCCCGGTGTAGACCGGTTGCATCAAGGATGGTTGATAGTGGGCCATCTCGTCCAGGTAGATGCGGGCGCGAGCCTTGCCGCGTGGAGGCCTACAGGGGTGGGAGATCAAGCGAGACCCGTTCTCGAATGCCAGTGAGAACGTGGCGTCTTGCGTGAGAATGGGGCGATACTTGGGGCGGATTGCAGCTACGATGTCTCGCGCATAGCGAATCTTTTCGGCTGCCTCTTCCTTGTTGATCGAGACGAATAGGTGGGGGGTGTCCTCGTGAATGATGCCATCACAAACGGCATCCATTGCGGCTGTAAACGACCATCCGATCTGCCGTGACTTGTCCGTGATGTCAAATGGAGTCTCATTGTTCAGGAACTCCATTTGGTAGCGCTCCCACCGGGCGCTGGCATCCCTCGTCGCAAGGCGGATGTCAACGTTCTTCTTGGCAAACAGGGCCTTGCCGGTTCGGGGTTTCACTCGATCTCCGTCGCCTCCCCCTCTATAAAGACGTCAGGCTCGTCCGGCTCTGATGCCCATTCCTCATCTGCTCTTTTTGCCGCAGCATCCCAATCGGTCCCCGGCTCCCCGATCTCCATCCTCAGCGGCGTGCCCCGTTCGAGCACGCGGACGCGCATCTCAGCGCACCGGGCGATCGCGTTCCACCATTGGATGTCTCCGCGCCCTGCATCCTCTGCCTCGTGCATCACAGCACGTGAGGGGAGCGGGTTCCCTTCCTCGTCAGTCTCAAAGTAGGACGTGGTAGAGGATGGGGTACCCTTGAGAGAGAGGATCCACTGGTCGTAAGCCTGGCGCTCCAGCCAATCGATCCGGGCAAGTGTGCGCTGGACCATCTTTTCGTGGGTAGAGATCGCCTTCTCTTCCCACATCTTGTGCAGCTTTTGAAGGTCGTAGCCGACTTGACGTCTGGAGACACCCAACTCAGCCGCGATCTCATGCATAAAGTAGCCGTGCAAGTACATGTCGCTTGCGCGGACCAGATGGGACAGTCTTTCGGCTTTCTTGCGCGTTCTACCTGCCATTTACGGCAATCCAAACGGTAAAGCTAGGTCGTATATGTCAACTTATCGGAACCACCTGCGCACTCGGTTAAGCAACCATACCAGCCACCGGGCACGCAACGGCAGCTCGTACCATCCCCGCTGCCCTTCCCACAGCAAATACCCATCATAGATCCGAAACTGTGCATAGGTGATCACCTGGCATTCCGTGCACAATCCACCGCAACGCACATTAGTGCAGCGGGCATATTCTCGGACTGCACCGTGCAAATACGCAACCGGCTTGCCGCATCCTCGACATTGAACCGAAAGGCGCTCAATCTCCATTTGCGCAGTTACAAGAGGTGTTCGCAATAACGGCCATTGATAGTAGGTCCTCACACCGTTCCACCAGGGCATCACAACCTCCTCGTATCCACATTATCGGTCTCTTCTAGAACAATACCTGATCCAAAGTCACAAACGGTGGAATTGTCAAAGACAAACCCCTCCGGCAACCCATCCCACCAATAATCAGCGGAAGGATCAATCGGCGGGCATTCTAGCGCATCGAGCACGGCCTTGTCCGTGCCGTACCAGGCATAGAGGGTTTTGACGATCTCCCCCTTGTCCAACTGCTCTACTGCCGCATCAACATCGGGGATGACGTTAGATGTCGCCATGCGAAACCAGTGACAGACGTCTGTCTTGAGGATCGGATGCGCGGCTGTCTCTTGAAAGTAGCGCTTGTAGTATTGCTTACGGGGCATGCCTGTATGCCTCCATCGCTCTCTTGGCGGCAGAGGTCAAAACAACCCTTCCGCGTGCGGATAGGTCAGGGTAAAATGGGGCAAGTCGCGTAGGCATGTCCCCGATGATATCAATACAGGATTCGTCTAGTTGCACCACGCACTTGCCCCTAAATCGCCCAGAGTCTAACACTGTCACCCGGACCGGTGGATGACCGTCGATGTAGGCCAAGCCCTCGTCGCCGCACTGCCACGTCTCACCAAGCCCTTGAATGTCGAGCGCGATCCAGGGCTCTTTGAGCGTGCCGTAGCGTTCGGCCCCACGCGGGTAGCACTTGAGAAAGTCTCCAGGCTCCCCGTTGTAGCGGGTGATAACGCCGGTCAGAATGGTCACGGTCAGAAACGCAGTGCGCATCAGAAGGGGATCTCGTTTTCCCCGGTCGGATCTGCCAGATTGGAAAGCAAAGCCTCGCCAGCCGCGTGTACGTTTGCAAGGTAGATCAAGTCCGCAAGCACTTGCTGATAGTACGAGACCAATTGTTCAATTGGTACGTCCTTATCCTGTCCAGGTGCCTCAATGCCGCTTTGCCAGCCATCGTCAATCTCTGTCAAGACAGAGTGTACCCCACGTGCAACGAGCGCTTGCAGATGCTCCTGCTCCAACGTGCCGACACAGATCGCCCCTTCTGGCATATCGGATGGATCCACATCGAGAGACAGCGAGTCGTCTTTATCCTCGACATAAAACAAGATCGCCTTGCCCATCAGAATCCCCTTTCAGTGGACAGAGCCCGGATTGCTCCGGGCTCTCGATTCAGCCTTGTTGCCCTAGCGCCGGGCCTTCCCGCCCGGCCCTTCCTCAGTCTTTTGGTCGGAGGGCTTTTCGCCCGGTTCCAACGGCACCCCGGTCTCTGGATTGAACGCTTGCCAGCATACCAAGCAGAGGATGACCGGCTCTTCTCCGTCAAGGGTCGAGTCCTCATTGAAGAGCAGTGCCGGGGCCTTGCACCCCGGTTCGGGGCACTCGACCAGCGTGTACATAGTTGCCAGGATGTCAACAAAAGACGCCTTGCCCATCTTTTTGGGCTTGAACTCGTCAGCCATCGACCAAACCTTTCTACTAGAAAGAAGAATGCCGGGGCGGGTGATGAGTCCGCCCCGGCCCACACGAAAGGATGCACAGGGAGAGGCAAAGGATCGTGGATCGGTTCGCTTACATGCTCTCTCCAATGTCCCTTTCATTCTACCACAAAACCCCATCACTTGCAATAGCTCTCTGGTACTACTGATCCGAAAAAGAAACCGGCAATGGGGGCACTTGGCTTGCGAGACGACGGGCCAGCGGTTGGATATCGCGCACAAAGGGCATATTTGCCAGCCCGTACACATCGACGTTGCCCCGGACGAACCACAGCCAGACCTCTAGATCGTCGTATTGCGGATCCAGGCCAAGATAGAACGCTTGCCCATCTGGAAACCAGGGCCATTCCCGATTTGCCTTTTCTGGGTCTCCGGGCTCGCAAATGACAAAGTACACCGTTTGGTCATCCGGCCCAAGCGGAGCAGGGGAGCCGTCGCCGTAGGCCTCTGGAGTTGGGTTGTAAAACTCGCAGCTATGCATCGAGCATTGCACAAACAACCCGGCTGCTTCGCACTCAAAGTTATCTTCCGGCCTGGTGCCTTTGGGATAGTTTGAGCAGGTGTTACAGATCCTCATCGTCAGCCTCCGGTTTAGGATAGAGCGTAAAGAAGCAGGTGGGGCAGGTCTCAGTGGAACACCACCATCCAGCGTGTTGATCGTAATAGGTGGTCTCTTCGCCACACTCTGGGCACACAGCAACCCTCTCGCGCTCAAGGACGATCGCCTCTCTGGGCCAGATACCGACCGGTTCCCCTGCATCGCCCATCACGAACCAAAGCGGGGCGGCCCCTCCTCCTGGGCGCTCAAAAGCGATCTCGAACTCGCGCCCTACTGTAATGCCATGCTTTTTGTGAACCGCTGGCGCGTCAATGATCTTGATCTTTATCATCGCCTTACCTCCGCATCTTCCTCCAGGTCGGGGGACTGCAAGACATAGCTCGGCTTGTCGCAGCAGGACGGTGGACCGTCCGGCTCAACGTCGTCAAGGTTTTGCCCGCAGTTCTCGCAGACCCAGACCTCGGGGGCCTTTTTGGGCTTGGGGGTCCAGGGGGTTGCGCCCCAAGGCAGATCGATAATGCTCGCGCAGTTTGAGTTGCGGGGGAGGAGCATCATGCGGTTTTGCGTTCGGATAACGATTCCGCCATACTCGGAACAGCGGGTGATTTCAATGCGCCGACCGTCATCAAGCTTCCAGTAGACGATCGCGTGCTTGGGCAAATGCCCAGAGTGCCCACCGTCGCGCCAGGCTACGCCGGTCTGCTCGTGCCCGGTCAGTTCGTCAACCTTGCGCGCAAGGGAATCTTCCCGACGCTGCAACGCCTCGATGTACTCTTGTGCGTACTTGGGGAGCCGCGCAAACTGCTTTGCTGTGATTTCCATGTTACCCTCTCTTTCTCGATTCGGTTTTGATGCCCCAATTGTACCACAGAACCGGGGCAAGGGGAATAGGAAAAAGGTACTACTGCTTTTTCCGCTCGACCTTTTGCACGTCCGGCACGTCGACCAGTCGCCCGATCTCGTGCTCGATGTCGGCCAGAACGGATAGAGCAGCAGAGTGCTACGGGCTTGGCTTGGTCATGCCTTCCATCTTGTCAAGCAGGGATTCGGCCTTGGCGCGCAAAGTCTCAACAAGAGCAGAATCACTCATCCTGTATCTCTCTTTCTGTGTGATGGGGGCTCTCCGGTACGCTTGGCCCAAGGATGCCGATTCTCAGCCGCTCGTTTAGGCCGGTGTCAATGTCTACTGCCGAAAAGGTCAAGATCGCGCTATTGCTCAAGAGCAAGTGACAGTTGCCGTCCTTTGGGTAGAAGTTGACGCACATGATTGTCGCGCCAGCGCAAAAGTGGTTGGCGGATTCCTCTGCGGTTTTCTCGTCAAGCCAGGCTAGCATGGTCATCCTTTCTCGAAAGGTCCGCGTCCGGGTCACCCACAATGCAGGCCTCACTGACTTGCAAGGATTCCTCTACGAGCCGCATGTAGTCCTGCACCCGCATGTTGATCCCGTTCCGAGCGAGTCGGAAGGCGAACGCTGCCTCAACCGCGCTCTTGACAATTCAGGCCCACGCACCCGACCATATCGGCCCTGTCTACCGTCAAAGAGTGGATCCCCGTTGCCTACCGAGGGATCACCCCGCTCAGCAGCGAGCCTATCACCGACCGGCACAAGCCGATCCTTGCCACCCTTACCCGCCACGTACAGCCAGTGCCGCTCTTGCTCACCGCTGTAGCAGTCGCGCCCGCACAGGTCGCACGACCAGATCGGGTATCTCTATGTCCTATAACGTCTATTGTCGGACATAGTACTTTGGTACTAGTCTATAATCACTCCGCGCCCCTCTATGCCGAGTTTGTCACGCCGACGTTTCTCGACATCAGTCAGCCGAACGCCACGACATATAGCGCAGATATAGCTCGGGCTTGCAGGGGTTTCGGGGTAGCCCTTTGCGTAGGCATAATGCCCGCATTCGAGCAGTACCAAGCTCATTCTTGCCATATCCTCTACAACAGACTCTTTAACTGGCATCATCGCTCTCGCCTTCCGCCACGTGCCGCAGCAGAGCAAGCTTGTCCTCACATGCCGGGCAGTGGGGCTTGGCATCGTTCTTGGAGCCCGGCAAGGCAACAAGCATGTTTGCACAAAGGGTCGCCCCACCGTTGCCGTAAACTCCAGTCCAGGCGTGTGCTTGCCTTCCGTAGCCGCAAGGTCTCCAGCCGATCCGCTCGACATCTTCAAGCAACCGCCGAGCGTTTCCCTTGGACAATCCCCGAATGTGCCTGTTGTACATCACCGATCCTTTCTTGGCAAGGCATAGTATCGCACTCTGCCTCTCCGCTTGCTGTCTAGCTCAAACACCATGTCTTGTAGGATGCGCACAACATGACCAAGACTGTACCCGGTTCCCTCGGCAATCACCCTTGGCGGGGACCAAGGGTGATCTTTCAGGTAGGCCAAGATCGCCGCTCTTGCGGTCATACTTTGCCAAACCTATGGGTGATGCTCGGATGCGTAAACCGGACGTCACAGCCGACGACCACCTTGTACGCACCCTTGGAGGTCTCCACGGAAACCTCGAACAGTGCCCGGTACCCGTCGAAAAGAAACTTGGGCCGGCTGACTTTGTAGCGGATAATGCCGTCGTCCGGCCCAAGCTCTCCAGACTCGCGCACTGCCTCTTGGGCCAGTTTTCCAGCAGTCTCTACGATACCGGCCAGGCCATACGTGTCTATCATACGTGCTCTCCTTTTTTCAGCGGCTTGCGCCACTTGACGGTGTAGCACCCGTTCTCGCGCTTGGTGATCCAGTGCTCCCAACTCTCCGGGTCGGTCACATTGTCGTTGAGATAGCGCAGCGCCGTCTCGTTGGCAACCGAGTACCCCAAAGGCGTGACACGCGGCAGATCGTCTATCGTGACCTGCATCTCGATCACGTGAAAAACTTGTGAAACTCTTCCAGGCATCAGAATGCTCCTATCATCGGTTCGCCGGGCTCTGGGTCTGCGACAGTGAGGCTTGTTCCAGGCCGGTCATATTGTGCGTAGTTGTACGCCTCTGGCCCGCTACACTTTGGGCACAGCTTGCGGCTTTCTCCGCGAGACTTCAAGGCCATCTCTACCCACTGGTTTACGTTTTCCCACGTCCGTACAAGCTCGATCTTGCATCCGGCACGCACAGCAGCACGGCAGATACGAGACGCCTTTTTCCCACCCGCCCGGTGTTCCGCCAGCCGTTCCGCGACCGGGCGTTCTGTAAAACCGATCGTGTGCTGGCAGTGCTTGTACGGGGGCACAAACTCTAGCATGTAGACCGTGCCCACCTGCTTGCTAACCCCTATGTCACGGCGGCGGATGCGCCCACGCGGGCGCATTCCATTGTTGCCGTGGACCAGCGGGCGGCGATCCTTGACCGTCCTACGCATCGCCCACATCCGTCTTGGTCATGTCGAGCAGCCGGGCAAACTCTTGGGCGTGGGCAATGTCAGCCTCGATCTCGCCCACGATCGCCACGATTGCCTCTTCCGCGTCCAGGTGCGCAAAGGTGATGTCGTATCGGTTCGGATGTCCACCTTCTGCGTACTCAACCCGGCAGTTGACCGCATTATAGCGAGACTTGGGAGAATGCCTTGCTCGCTCCTTGATCTCAGCCTCCAGCTTGGCCGGGTCGATGTAAAACCGCGCATGGATGCGCATCGTGTGTACCACGCTGCACCCCAAAGCGTTGACGTAAAGCGTCCCTCGTTTCATCTCAGTTTGTCCCTTTCTGGCCCTATGGCCCTTTCGTGTGATGCCTCTATGGTACCACATAACCCCTTTGCGCTCAATAGGAAAAAAGTACTAGGTTTTTGCCCTTGCATTCGCCTGTCTTTCGTGGTACACTATAGGTGTCTCGATTCAGTTTGTCCAGTGCGCCCCGGTGTTAACCCCTCCACCGGGGCGCAACCCTTTTACAGCCGCTTGAACGTAGAATAGCGCCCTTGCCTTGCGATCGTCGCCGCCCGGATTGCACTCTTGATCCAGGAGGCGGCAATGGTTCGATCGCCCTTCTCATCCGCGATCTTGTATTGACGAAACATCCCATCAGCGAGCCGCAGCCAAACATTTCTGATTTGTTCCTCTGTGACCATCATAACCCCTTTCAGGCCGTTAGGCCAAGCTCATGTTGGGCATGTGCCATGCCCTTGCGAAAGTCCACAATGTGGTCCCCGAGCAGCACTCCGCCGCTCTGGAGCACGTAAGCATAGACGGTAGGATAGACGATCAAACGCCAGCAGTCGTGTTCTTGGTCATAGACGATCGTTACTTGCTTGCCGTCTGGGGCATCCGATCGCCAAAAAACCATGTCTTGGCATGGATCCGGTCTCATTTGGGCCATGCCAAGATCGGGTACTTTGTTTTTTTCCGACATCACAAAACCTCAGATCCTTTCCTTGGCAAGGTGCTATTGATCAATGGCGGGTCATCTGGACCATAAGCGTTTGACCTTGCCAAGTATACCCACATGCCCTTGCTTGCACACTTGCGACAAACAAAACGTGCAAGATCTGACCAATCCTTGAAACACCTATAGATCTCACTTGTATAGTACTCTTTATGCTCCGGATCTTCACATTGCATAAGCATCGTTTTTCCCCTTTCGTGTGCTAGACTATCCCCCAAGCTATAGGGCTCTTGCATGGGCAAGAGCCCTAGGGCTTGTGATCTAGTCGTCTTGGAGTACTCGAGATCCGTACTTGCGCCGAATCTGGTCAAACGATGCCTTGCTTGCGCGGCGTCGATATGGAGAGTTTGAGTAGTACCACATCTTACGACGTCCAGACCATTTATACCCGAGGCCGTTCTTGCCAAGCTTGTCTTTATAGACCTTTGTGTTTCCAGATAGCCAAATCCAAGAGCCTACTAGTTCAACCTTGACACCAACCATGCGCATGCGCAAGGTTTCTACGATCTTGGATTGGATATCGGTTTCTTTCTTGTGCGAGTAGGTATAGGTATACTCTTGCTCTGAACGTTCACCCTTGCCGAAAGTTTGTCCAGAGAAACCACGCATGTCACGTTCATAGTGCGCGTTGATCTCTTGCATAATGGCCGTTGCGTCCGGCATGCCCACGTTGACGTCTGGATGGTACATGCGGGCCAACTTGTGATATCGCTTACGTGCCGCGTCTGGGGTCTCACATCCAAAAAACCATTGCATGCCCTTGTTGTACTTGACATAGTAGCGCGTCTCGCTCATTTGGCCTTGCCCCTTTCGTGTGTGTATTCTCGTTCCCCCCAAGGCCATTGTACCACGAAAGGTATAGTCACTCAATAGCTCTAGGGTACTAGAAAATCCGTTCTGGTACTATAGAGCTATATACTCAAGGTGTGTTTCGTGGTACAATGGCCCTAGAGTTTAGACGGTTTCACTCACACGAAAGGGCGCAAAATGGGCAAGTCAATAGCTTTTATGCGCAAGCAATGTGATCGGGCATATGCCCGTTATCATGCATGCTATGATAACGACCTTTATACCAAGGCCATTCATGGCAAAAACAATCCGATCTATGCCAACCTTTTGACCGATGAGGCATTGGCCCTTTGTGGACATCCCCACCACAAATTGTCCGATCGCAATTGGAGCAAAGGTGCACTAGAGTTTCTCGCTCTTTTCTCCAAGTAGGCCAAACGCCTACGCTCTAACCCGTTACTCTGGAGTAACGGGTTAGAGCATGGGAATTTGACCGGATCTTTAACAACTGCATAGAAAGGATGTGCACCATGCGGTATAACCAAGCAACCTTGTACAAGCACCTGGAGATCGTCAACGATTCGCTCCGCTCATCTGGGCGAAAGACCTACTTCAAGCTGAACAAGGCGGATCCCCGCACGCGCCTTGGCTGGCAGATTGAGGAACGATGCGATAACCGGATCGTCTCTACGTCGGCCTGGATGAACACGCGGGACATGTACCACTACATCATGGGCCTGGGCCATGGGTGCGGCGTGGGCCGGTGGGCGGACTAGTCCGCTGACCTAGTACTCTTTTCCTATTGTGTGATGTCTCTTTGTGTGGTACCCTAGAGGCATCACACAAGGGAAGGGGGATTGAACCGATGCACCTGGGCACTAAAAAGCCCGCTCTTGGGGGCGTTCATGTTGGCTGAACGCTCTCAAGGTCGGGGGTTTTAGACCGGGGGGAACCGAAAGGGGTTACACGGTGGACAAACTGGACAAGGTTCTGTGGATTGAGGGGTATTCGCGATGTCTCAAGCTGCCCAAGGAAGTATGGCAAGCATTTCTGGACGGCAAGGTCGAACTGTGGAACGCTCCCCGACCGCTCTACTCGACCAAGGGCAAGGAGGGGCTGCACAAGGGTGAGTTTTCGCGGGGCGTGTTCTATGCGGAGATCGACCTTGAGGAAGGCGATCACGTGCTGGACGCCGAAAAGTGCCGGGAGTTCAACCGGCGACAAGACGCCCATCAACTGGAGTTCGTGCCGGAGAGCGCGATCGAGGCCTACCGGCAAGAGATGGCTGAAAAGCACGGCAACTTTGTGCTGGACGCAGAGTATGACGAGATCGTCATGTCCTACGTCAACCATCGAAAGCACAACGGCTGAACCGCAACGAGACGCCGGGAATGTCCCGGCGTCTCACTTCCTGATTGCAAGGCGATCAGGCGTAGAAAGGGGTTGGGATGGAAAGTACACCTGTCATCGTCAAGGTGACACATATCCAAACGTTGGGCTTGACCGACTATAACAGCGTGCGGCTCGGAGTAGAGATCCAGACAGAGGTAGACGTAGAGGCTGGAGAGGACATCGACACCGCTATAGCCTACCTGCAAGATTCCGCCGCCGCCGCCGTTCGGGACCGGGCCAAGCCATTTTTGCCGTTCGTCCAACTGTCCTACGTCAACGCCGATCACTCGGTTGATCCAAAGGTCCAAGAACTGTTTATGGGCAAGCCGATCGACCGGGACGACTAGAAAGGAGAATGACCATCGTCAGCAAGCGGATTGAGAAGAACATAGGCCGGGGGATGACGGTCAGTGACGGGCGATTTACCTATGTCGCGATCGCTACACCGGGCGACATGGAGCCCTATCAGATCCGATCCCCTGACGAGAGCATGACCATTCACATAGAGGATCTGCCGACGCTCGAACTGCTCATGCGTGTGTTCGAGCCCAATATCAGCAAGTGGCGGCTCTGTCCCAAGACAGAGCCGCAGAAAGGGCAAACTGATGCCAATCAAGAACATGTCGGATCGAGAAACGCTGTCGCGGGGTTACCGTTTCCCAACGTGCGGCACGCTGATGAAAGGGGCAAAAAAGCCTAACCGTGGGGTCGGAAAAGAACAACCGCACTGGCGATTTGTCGAGCGCATCCCCGGCTCTGCCGCTGCCTTTCACGAGATCTACGGCGAAAAGCCGACCGAACTCCCTGACGCGGCCTTGGCCTACCCCACGATCGAGCAGTGCTTTGAGACGTGGATCGAGTGCCGGGAGCCTGGAGAGGGGGGCCGGTTCTGGTGGCGCTCCGATGGGGAAAAAAGCGTTCTGCGCTGGATACCAGAGGAAAAGCGCTACACGGCGCGGGCCGACGAGCAGATCGCGCACGCGGACCTGCCAAATCGCAAGTGGGAGCAGAACAAGGGCCGGCTGTACGTCCGGCTTGTCCGGCTTGCCAAGGCCGGGTACTCTCAGCCGGTGATGATCTCGACGGGCGGGATCAACGACATCACCCGCATTGCTCAATTCCTGTACGGGCTCTGGACGGAGCAAGAGCGGAAGTACGGAGAGGCCGCCACGCTGGAGCACTACCTTGTGATGCTCTGGAGATTCGAGATCAAAAGGGCCGATCCGGGGTCAGGCAACCGTTACCCGCACTATGACATCGGGATTGCCCGGAGTGCTGTGTACATGCAATCGGCGCTCATCGGCGCGCAAAACGAAGCCTTGGCACTGTCGGCGGGCGACAACGTTCGCTTGTTGGACGTCGAAACCGGGGCATTCATCGACGCTGAGATGGACTATGCAGACGACGATCTGACTGGAGAGAGCGATCCCACAATCGCGCCAGATCGGGGCAAGCACCCTGAGTTTGACGGTGGCGGTGGATCCCCCGAACCAGAGCCCCCGGCTGCGGAGAAGCCCAAGCGCACGCCCAAGAAAAAGCCCCCTGCCAAGAAGCCCAAGCCGAAAGCAGAGCCACCCCCTGGACAAGAACCCGGAGAGCTTGACGCCACGCTGTTCGACGCAATGGACGACGAACCGGGCGACGAAAACGGTTTTTCGCTGGACTATGACCCAGAGGCCAAAGCTGCCAAGATGGGCGCGGGCATGAACATGAACGCCTGGCGCGGAGAGGCGACCAAGCTCGCAGAAGAACACAAGGCTGTCTACGCCCCATCCGGCAAGGCCGACTTCCCGCGCATCCTGCAAGTGGCAGGAGGGCTTGGGTACGAAAAGGTCGGGCCGGACAACCTGGAAGAGGTCATGGCGAAACTCCGCGAGTTTGCGGAAACCGCGCCTGAATCTCTGCTTGTGCCGTTCTAGGCACAGAAAGGAGCCACCGTGTTTATCAAACTGACCGGGCCGGTACGCAAGAGCGATTTTGTGGAAGAATGCGCCGACCGGCAAATCAGAAACGCCTGGATCAATATCTCGGAGATCGCCGGAATCACGCAGATGCAGGACGGGGGAGTTTGGATCTCCCCCGTCAACCGTGACCCTGCCAACATCAAGCCGCAAGAGTACTATGTGCCCCCAGAGAAAGCAGTGCTGTTACTAGGCGCACTCAAGCCCTACACGATCAACGAGCCGTGCGAACTGACCGACTCGCAGACCGGGAGCGCAATGGCTGTCATCATCGCCCTGGCCGGGGTCATCGCCCAACAAATCGAGGGCGATAAGCCGGTTAATACAGACTATCTCACAGCCTTGAACGCTGCCGCCGCTCAATTCGGCATATCGGGCATGGTTGGCACGATCTTGGAAGGAGACGCCGATGGAGCAGTTTGAACTACTCTATGATGCACCTAACAAGCTTGTTCAGCCGCGTGCGGACATCACTGTCTTGGAGCCCGGCGAACTGCCGTCCTTTATGTTCCCCGGTCAAAAGGTGGTCATCGTCGGGGAACCCTATCCCTATGACGGGTTCAGCGTGACGAACGGGGCAAACTACATCGCGCACGCGCTGATGGCAGAGCATGGCCTTGGTCCGTTCACCGGCTGTGTCTACGTCGAACACTACACCCAAGGGGGCATGAGCGATCGAGAGGCCAAACATTGGCGCAAGCCTGACTTTGACGTGGTGCGGTTCAAGTGGGAGATGGTACACTGCAAGCCGCCGTACAAGATCGCGCCCCGGTTCGATCAAAACAACGGCTTTTGGTGGCGACCGCTGCCCTATCTCTACTATCCGCCCCTCTTGCGCGTGCTCTCTGAGCCTTTACCTGAGTGGATTCATGACAAGGCCGCGACTGAGGCCGACAAGTGGTACAGCGAAATATACTAGTACCCATGTCCCATTGATCTTATAGAGCGGACATGGTACCATGACAAGTGGGGCACCCCGCCCCACTTGTTTCTTCTCACTGAAAGGATCGAGACCATGGGCAAACTGTTTGTTTTGCACGCCGGGAACGTCCCGGCACCCCGCGACACGGATTGGCACCCTGACGATCTGTGTCTCTTGGAGACAGAGGTCCGCGTAGACCAACCCCCGCTCTCAAGAGTAAAGATCGACGGCACGTGGCGCACCAACCGCTGGTTTGATACGCAATGCCTCACGTGCAAGGTCAATCTGGTCTACATTGGCTGGACACTTGACGGCAAATGGTCGTTTCGCTGGAAATGCCCAGAGTGCGGCAATGAGAGCCAGACCATGCACAAGAGATATCGCCCCCCAATTCCTGACCGCCCCTTTGGCGGAAAGCAAAAGCACGCGACGGCTGTACGCAGAGGCAAATCAGGATACTAGCCTGTGACCATCATTGACGACTTCCTTGACGCCCTGCGGCAAAAAAGGGAACACGACGAGCAAGCGTATGGGATACCCCCTGAACCGGAATGGTGGACGGACAAGCCGTCCACCTACGATCTGGGGTGGACTGATAAAACGACGCTTGACGAGCATCCCCCTCCCTTGCCTCTGGACGAGGTAAGAGAGGGGATCAGCCGGGCGATCCTAGACTATGTAGAGTCAGCGGATCCCCGGCTTTTGCTTGTGCGCGTTCCCCCTGGCGTGGGCAAGACCACCGCTGCGGTCGAGGCCGCACAAGACCTTGCAGAGAGAGGCCGTATCCTCTATGCAGGTCCACGCCATGACTTTTTTGCCGACATCGCGGGCACCAAGGGTTTTGACTGGTCAAAGTGGTATGAATGGCTGCCCTTTGCCCACACGTTGGGCGGAGGGGAAGCTTACGACATGTGCAGGTATGCACCGGAGATGATGTCCTGGTTGAACCGCGGGTACCCGTCGATCGACCTATGTAAAGCGCTGTGCAACCATGATGGCTATCTCTCCAACTGCCCCTACCGGCTGCAAGCCCGGCGCAAGGAGCGGATCATCTTTGGAATGCACCAACACCTGATCACCGGCATGGCGATCTCTGACTACTGGTGTGGATTCTGCGACGAAATGCCGCTCGGCGCGTTCCTCAAAAAGCAGTGGGTACCCCCCAAGTCGATCGTCGTTCCCGGCGCCCAAGGGGCCTTGAAGCGCTTGCTTGACGGGCTAGAATACCTGGCAAGCCGGGCGACCGCTCCCCTCTGGGGGCCAAAGCTGTTTAGTATGATCGGTAACGATCTGGCGGCAGTGTACGACGAGCAAGAGAACCTTGGAGAATGGATCCCCCATATCCCGATCATCGACACGCCTGGAGAGGTCCACAATGCGCCCTTTTGGTACGTGCAAGACCTGCTGCTTGCCCTCTCTCCAGAGTTCACGTGCTGGAAGAGCGGATGGACACGTTGGATCTCGAGAGTGAGAGTCAGCCGCGACGGTCTGCTCATCCTCTCCCGGCACAACGCAAAAGACCGCTGGTCGAAAAGCTGCCCTCTGATCTGCCTGGACGCAACCGGATCCCCAGAGATGTACAAAGCCCTTTTTGATCGTGACGTCTTGCTGTATGCTCCGACCGTCGAAAGGCCGGGGCGCATCTTCCAGATCGTGGGCCGACTGAACGGCATGGGCGGCGCGTTCGAGGGGGTGAACGGAGAAAAGAAACTGAGCAAGAAGGGGCGGCAAATGCTCGACGTCGCCCAGATTATCGCGGACGACTATCCAGGCAAGCGTGTAGCCGTCGTCACGTTCAAGGCTGCAAAGCCGGAATTTGAAGCAGTGCCCCGGTTCAACGGAAACACACGCCACTTTGGAGACATCCGGGGCACCAACGACCTGGAGAGCGCCGACGCTCTGATCGTGGCCGGTGGGTTCTGTCCGAATACTGGCGGAGTGATGGATCTTGCCGCAAGCATCTTCCCTGACCGGATGGAATCCTTCATAGAAGAGGGCAAGCCTCCGCCATGGACGCGCAAAGAGCGGGAGTACAGGTTGAAGGATCCGGATCCAAGGGGCTACCCTGTTCGTGATATCTCCGGGTTTTGGAGCGATCCGCATCTGCGGGTTGTGCTGGAAGAGTTTCGGCGCAACGAGATCACCCAAGCCGTACACCGGGTCAGGCCCAACATCAAACCCTCTGACGTGTGGCTCTTGACCTCTCTGCCGACTGACGAGCCCCTTGACGGCATCTTTTCCAATCTCAACGACACGTGGCTGGCACCATCCAGAGAGCGCAAGGAAACCAAGACTGGCCGGCCCTACTACGAGGGGGTTACGTGGGAAAAGTGGCTCCTGCTGCGAGAATGGCTTGACGAGCAGTGGGACGCATGCGTACCCTATCTCACAAAAGAGCAGATCGCGGAGGCTGCGGACGTCGCGACGTCGACCGTCACGGCACAGCGCTGGCTATTCTACATCGCCCAACACTCGCAAGAGCGGGCGCGGGTCAAGCAGTGGGCCAGAGTCAACCGGCGTCTTTCTCCAGACCATGGGCGGACGACCTGGATACTAGAGCCCGTTCAAGACTAGGTAGTACTGTAGTACTCCCCCTAAAATTTAGATCTATAAGATCTTACATGATGGATCTAAATTTTAGGGGGGTTACTAGAGTACTATTGAGTCGGGGTAGGTTTCGCGGTACAATAGAGGCAGAAACAACAAAGTGCACCATACACGAAAGGCGGAGCAATGACAGAACGCGATACCTGGAATGACAAGGTTCTCCAACTGCTTGGCGATGACGAGGATCTGCTTGTGTCGTGGGCGAACGTGCTGGACGAGGCTTTCTTGACCGACAAGACGCCCCAAGAGGCCGCTGACGAGATCATGGACTTGGAGAGCGGCGCGATCGACTGACATGCGCATAAGCGTACTTTTCAAGGACAACACGGCTGTTCACACCAAGAATCTGCACTATGTCCGCTTGTTGCCCAAGGGCTGGATGGAGGTTGACGGTTGGCGGCACGAACTAGCTGACGTCGCGGAGATCCGCTATCGCATTTTGGGAGTCAAGAAATGAATCTACGGCAGTGGGGGGACGCGATCGCCGGGTGCATGATCGAATGGGATCATGCACCTGTGCGTTTGGGGCAAGGAGAATGGGCGAACCGTGAAAAGGTGCGCTACACCTACTTGCAGCACATCGCCGGGGCGATGGTAGGGCTCCACACAAGCCCGGAGAGCGTCATCTGTCCAGGGTGCCCGGCGCTAGAGAAAGACGTGCCGGAGAGCGGACGGCTGATCTTTTCCTTTCATTGGCCCAGAGACGACCGGTACGGCTGGTCCATGCCCAACCGTTACACGGACACGACCAACTACCGCGCTACTGTCTCCGCCGACCGCACGCCGCAGAGCGTGGTAAGCAATATCAGCGAGCGTTTCTTGCGCCCCTACTTGCGCAAGTGGTACAAGCTAGAGAAAACGATGCTTGACGCAATCGAGCAGCAGGAGCGCACGCTTGCCATGGTCAACGAGCTATGCGCTGCGATCGGCAAGGAGCCCTATCCCCCCGATTGGTTCAACAGCAACCGGACGAGCGCAAATGTCGCCTTTTTTGAGATCAGCAAGTGGGGCACAATCCACTTGACCCGGCGCTACTCTGACGAGATATCCCCTGACCTTGCCCGTAAGATGCTCTTGCTCTACACCGGCCAAGCAGACATCGTAGAGCCCGATCCTGTCCCTATCCCTATCCCCGTCGATGACCTTTTCGCCCTGATGACCCTAGAACAAACGTCCTAGTACTCTAGTACTATGTACTAGGACTTGGTTCTGTGGTATGATGGTACCACGAAACAAAACGGGGGACTTGGAGATTTTGCCAATGCCAGAGCGAAAAGACGCAAAGACAAAAGCAGACTGCCACAAGTGCAAGGCCCAGACGTGGCACATCCGGTACACCAACTGGATTCTGGACGAGGCCGGAACGTGGCAAGAGGTCTTGCGCTGTGAGGTCTGCGGGACAGAACACGAGCGGCCCGGCTTGCCGCTGGAGCAAGACCGGTTGAACGAGCTATACGCCCCGGCCCCTGTGAGCGGTGGGGATATGGCTCTTTTTGATTCTATGGAGAGTGACGACTGATGCCTAACGACTACAGAACGCAAGCGCAAGCACGAATCGACGGGGACGAAAGGCTGTCCCCGCACGCGCAAACTCTGCTCCATCCGTCCTTGACGGAAGGGGCGAGCGCTGCCAAGCATTACGAGTTTTTGGCGACCCACCACACGGATCAACTGGTGATCCTGGCCCGGACCTTGGGCGACTTGGGGCTTTTCGATGACGTGCCCGACCTGTAAGGGCGAGGGTTGGGTTCCCAACCCTACTTGGGAATGGGAGCGGGTGCTTTGCCTTGATTGCCAGTGCAAGGGGCTCTGTCCGATTTGCGGCAAGCCCCTTGGTAACATGCGACCATCGCACCTGCTCCACCTGTGCCCACATTGCGGATGTAATCTGTACCACCCGCTGAGAAAGGAAAGGCTTTATGCAAAGAACACTATTTGACGGTACAGCGGACGCGGAACGTCTAAACTTGACCTTTGAGCCCCTGACGCTCCGCCCCTACCAAGAAGAGGCAGTGTCGTCTATCTGCTCCGAGTGGGATCATGGCAAGTGGACGCTTGCCGCGCTGTCCACCGGGACCGGCAAGACGATCATCTTTCTTGCCGCGCTGGCCCGACACCTTGGGCCAGAGGACCGGGCGCTCGTCATCGCCCACCGGCAAGAACTGATTTACCAACCCCGCGATCGCATCTTGAAGTTTTTCCCTGAACTCGCGGACGTCGGGGTCGTCATGGCGGACGAGAACATGGCCGGCTGCAAGGTCGTGATCGCGACCATCCAGACCTTGAACGCAAACAGGCGGCTGGATCGCATCTTTGCCCACGGCAAGATCACGCACGTGATCACTGACGAGGCCCATCACTCCGTTGCCCCCTCTTACCTGGACGTGTACACGCGGCTCAAAGAGCACAACCCGGAGATCCGGCACCTTGGCGTCACTGCTACCCCAAGGCGCACGGATGGAGACGGACTGAGCCGCGTCTATGATTCTGTCGCCTATCGCATGGGCATCAAGAAAAGCATCAAGAGCGGCGCGCTGTGTCCGTTTGTGGCGCTCGGATTCCGTCTCCCTGTCAACATCTCGAACGTTCGGCGCGTGGGCGCCGGGTGGGACGATGAGGAACTAGGCGACGTGCTGAAAGCACGGAACGCGGAGGATCTGGTCATTGCAGAGTGGGAAGAGCACTGTAAGGGCAAGCCGACGATCTGCTTTACGGCATCCGTCGCACAAGCCCACTCACTCGCTGCTCGATTCAGAGAGGCCGGGTATGCGTTCGAGTCAGCGGATGGAACCACGCCAAAGGCAGAACGGCAAGCGATCCTGAGACGATTCAAGAGCGGAGAGACGACCGGTGTGGTCAACTGTGCGCTCTGGACTGAGGGGTTTGACGCCCCCCAGATCGAGTGCCTGGTGCAGGTCCGCCCAACCAAGTCGGATCTGGTCTACATGCAGATGATGGGCCGGGCGCTGCGCGTCTACCCCGGCAAGCAGGTAGCGACGATCCTTGACTTTGTGCCGGACGGGGATCGGGACATCCTGCAAGCCGGGGATATGTTGGGCAAGCCCAAGGAACAACGAGAGGCTGAGGAAAAGGGCGCGGATTCTGGCGTGATCTTGGGCGCGTTTGGCATCAACTCGAAAGGTGAAGGCGTTGACGGTGACCCTGACGAGATCGTTGTCGAGGTCTTGGACTATCTCACGTCAAGCCGACTGGCCTGGACCTTTGACGGGGTGTTGGCAAGCGCGACCGTGGGGGAAGGCGGAACGCTGGCGATCACCATGCCGGATGAGGTTGCGCTATCCCGGCTGGAAAGAGCCGATGAGCTACGCGGCACGGAACACTGGAAACCGGCCTACAATCGCGAGTATGAACGGCTGCGCCGTGCCGCTCGGTTCTCGCTCTACTACATCAAAAAGCGCTCTCCCACTGAAAACATCGGCACATACGAGACGTGGGAAGATGCAAGCGAGGCTGCAGAAGATTTCTGCATCTTGCATCAAATCGACGTACTTGGTAAAAAATCGGCCAAGTGGCGCAAGCAGAGCGCAAGCGAAAAGCAAGAATCGCTGTGCAAGCGCTTGGGTGTCTGGGAAGAGGGCATGAGCAAGGGCCGCGCTGCTCAAGCCATCACCCACTTTTTTGCCAGAAGGGAGTTGAGGCTGTGATCATCAAACTCAAGACTCTAGAGGATGTCGAAAAGTATGCAGCGGAGAACGACAATGCGATCGCGCTCGCCTGGCAAGATATGCTCTACGACATGGAGCATGGCGGTGAGGACTATCGCCTGTCCGACTTTATCACAGAGGCGTTTGAACAGGTTGCGCAAGGCAATCTTGCCCTAAAGATCGTGGAGGAACAGACATGTTTGATCGACTGAAAACCCGATACCACCTATGGATGCAGCGCCGGGGATTCCGGCGCTGCCCCCGGTGCGGAGAATGGAAGATCAAGAGCCAGTTTCCGCGCTGCGAATGGTGCATGGGTTGTGAGAGAGAACAGAGAGAACGCGCAGTGAACGCGCTTGGTTGGCTCTTTATGTACTCCGTGAGCCCAAACGACCGCGTGTTCGACATGATCGATGACGATCGGCTGCATCATGATTTCAAGTACGCAATTGACGAAACGCTCAAATTACCCCAAGGTGCTGACTTTCGGACACAGATATGTGCCGCTCTTGACGTTCTCTACAACAAGCTTGGCATTGACAGCGACAAGGTTCTGTGGTAGAATAGTACCACCATACAGAGAAAGGAGATCGGCATGAAAAGTAACCGGGGAGGTCGCCCGTCATTGGGGGCGGATGGAGAAAACAGAACGACGGTCAGCATTGTCGGACCAAGGCGGGAGAGATTCAACCTCTCCCTGCTCAAAAAGCAAGTGGCGTTTTTGGAGAGCGTAGGAGACGGAAACAGGTCAAAGGGGTTCCGGGTAATCATCCGGCTTTTGTCGGAAACGGCCCGGCTGTTTCCTCTCCTAGAGGCAGCTATTCAGTACTACATGGACGAGGACGAGACAGACGTCCATGCCGCCGTGGATCTGACACGGTGGCTGGAGAATGTAGACGGAGTGTTGGAACATGGACGAGCCGACGAGACTGCAATGGGTGAGCCGGAGGCTGCAAGCGCTTGATGACCAGCTAGGGGTTGAGCCGGAAGGGGAAAAGGACGAGCGCTGGATCGATTGCCCAAACTGCGGGGCGGAGGCGCACCGGAAAAAGTGCTCTTACTCCCCACGTGGTTGGAACTGCTTTATCTGCCAAGAGCACGGCGGGCTGAAAGACCTCACAGAGCGTCTAGGCACGCCAAGGCCCACAGAGCCCTACCGGGAGCCTGTAAAGCGCAAGGCCAAGGTCACGCATCGCCCGCACTTTTGGCAACAACACGCAGAAGAGACACTGAGCGCCTTCACGAACCATCCCAAGACACAAAAACTGTGGAACGATTATGTTCCGTTCACGCTCGATACAATTCAAGCCTGGAGCCTTGGGGTTGGCGTCTTGCCGTCTTGCAGTTGCCGGCACGACCGCTTGATCTACCCCTGCTACGATGCCATGGGGCGGATCGTGGCCTTTCGTGGTCGCGTGCTCAAGGTCGGCGGATGCGGCTGTGAACAAAAGTGGCACCAAGCGGCGGGATCTCGAGTAACCTTGTGGGGCGGATCGCTGATCCCCTACGAGGAAAACGCGATTGTGATTGTGTGCGAAAGCCCTGTAGATGCGATGTTCGCCATGCAAGAGACGCCGCGTGTGATCGCTGTAGCGTCGACCGGTGGGGCGGGTACCTGGCGCGATTCGTGGACGAAATGGATTGTTTCTCAAAAGCCGGGACGGGTGATCGTCTGGTACGACAACGACCTGCATGGCACGCCGAACGAAAAGCTTTTATCCAAGCTGGCAGAGAAATGGTTTTTGGATCACCCCAAGGCCAAAAAGCTGCCCAGGGCGAACGGCCCGCGAGTCGCCAACCTGCTCCGCAAAGCCGGAGCAAACGCCGTACTGTACAAGTGGCCGGATGACGCGCCGGAGAAAGCAGACCTATCATGGGCGCTGATGGAAGGGCGGACGTGATGACCAAGAAGAGGATCCGCAACCGATACGTGGAGGCCAAGCACTCATACAACTATCAGCACAAACTAGGGAAAACGTGTCCCATCTGCGACATCCCGATCACGGACAAGGCGACGACATGCAGCAAGCATCGGCGCCAGTGGGAGCGGATGCAAGCGGGGCAAGATGAAACTGCACGTTTGCGCCATCGGCTCGGAGAGGCTGCTTTATCCGAAGGGGTGCCGCCTAGAGTGTGGCTGCACTACTGCCGTAGGTGGACCAAACGCAAGTGGGGCACGTATGAGCGCGCACAGATACAGGAGTTGATTTATGTCTATCGACATCGCTGAACTAGAGCGCGAGATTTTAGGAGAGAGTCCGCTGGAGTTTCAATTTTGGGCGCAATGCAAAGACGAGCCAAGCGTCCCACTGCCTCTATGGCATGAGGTTCTTTATGGGGTCGAGACTGATTTTTCTTGGAGATACCCGGTCCATCTGGTCGTCATGATCCAGGGTGGGGTCACGGATGGGAGCGGAAAAAGCCGGGGCGCACATCTGCGAAAGGACGGGTATCAGCGAGATCGAGACTTTGCCAACGTCGCACAAACATGCGGCTGGGTCGTTTACGAGTTTACCAAGGAGCGGCTTGACGACAACTCCGCTATCAAGCTGGTCAAACAGTTCTTTGAAATGAAGGGGAGATATCCATGGGACAACTGATACTAGACCTTGACGATCGGGACACGTGGGACGAGCAGATGCAGAACAAACTGCATCCGCATCCGCCTACCGGAACCTTTATACCCAAAGAGGATCGGATCGCCTACCTGGAGCGCAAGGCGGCAGAGTACAAGCACAAGAAGGAGTTGCTTGCAGCCGGTGCGTGTCCCTGGTGCTATGGGACAGATTTCTACCAAGGTCCGGGCGGCAACTGGCTTTGCTCAAAATGTCATCCACCGTTTGGGACATCTGTACAATCGTGGACAGCCTACAAGTCAGACTCCGGGCAATGGGAAGTCAAGACTGTTCAGACATAGTACTTTTTTCCTATTGCCTTTGACAAGTTTAGTGGTACAATGACAGTGTAGATTTTGAGGGCGACAAAGCCCAGAAAGGGGCGGCCATGATTGACGGTGGCAGCCGAAGGGAGAATCATTCAGAATCGCATATGCTGATCTATTTCAAGTGGCCGTTGCTGGTGTCGCTTTCGACATCAGCAATTGTGTCCGTGTCTCGACTAGGGTACGCCTGGGTGAGCGGAGACCGGCTCGACGTTGCTATGGAGTCGGCGGGTAAGCTGTTCTTTGTGTTGTTTCCTACACAAACCATTGTGTACGTCCTTCTGACCAGCTTTGTGTGGGCGGGCACCTTGATTGCTACCCTGCCTCCAAGAGAGCGCAAGCCCAAAACGGTCTACAAGGACCGGCTGGTTACGATCGACAGGCACAACAAGGAGCGTCCGCGCACCATTGGGGAAAAGTGGCAGGATACGATGGATCAGGTCAAGAAGAAGATCGAAGCGAAAGCGCAAAGTAGAGCCTACGCAAACCAAACGAAGGCCATTCCTGCAACTGTACACAAGCCAGAGCCGAACATGCGCGAGTTCTCGCTGATGGAAGAGATCATAGACGTCACACACGAGATGTATGACAGGCCAACGAAAGAGGAATTTGACGCTCGTTACCAGGGTGGGCAAAACCTCTACACCAAGTATAAAGACATTTGGCTGCGCTTGGGATGGGCGGAAGAGCGGGGGAACGGGGCGATCCGATGGCTGTACGACGAGGCGGATCTTTACCGTCGCGACCGAAAGATGAGGCAGATCGCTGAACGGATGGGGGCTCTGCCTCCCCCACCCCACTGATCGGAAAACCGATTTTTTGCATAACGGTCAGCACCGAAACCGAATCGGAACCGGAAACCGAAACTGAAACCGGAAAAGGACAAGCTGATGTTGTGGATATGGGTTGCAAATGCGCTTTTGATGGGGTTTGTGGCCGGGCTGCTCTTCTCCGACCACATGAAGCAAGGCACGCTCCAACTGGTCGTTGAAAGCGTGTTTTCAAATGAACCGGGGGAACCCCGCGTCCGGGCGTGGGGATTTCAGATCAAAACAGGGGCTATAGCCTAGAAAGGTGCTACGATGGGACTGGATGTTTATTTCAGGCGAGACATTGCAAACGTTTTGCGCGCTACGGCGTGCGCTAGTGAAGGGTCTGCCAGGGTGGCTCTTGAGCTTCTTGCCAGTTTGGCTGTGCCAAGCGATCCAGTGATGGGTGTTGACTCTGAGAAGTTGTTGCACGCATACCGGCAAGGCGTGTACAATACGCTGCTTTCGGTGGGGTTGGCGTTTGGATTGGAGCCAGCAGGACCAAGCGGGGGTCAAGTAAAACCTGGAGCGACCCCAGAATTGGCCGGGCTGCTGTGGGCCGAGGCTCCACATGAGCGATAAACAGCAAGTGAGGTTTGTGCGCGTCGATCCTATCAATCTGGTACACACCCGAATCCTACGCACAAACAAACAATCAGAACCGCTGGCTCTGACCATCAATGAGCCTATTTGTCGTCTGTTTCGATACGGTTCTTTGATCCCACTGAAAGAGAGGGAAGAAAAAGATGTCTGAAATTCAGTTTTGGAAACCGAAACCGCGCGAGCCGCAGCGAGATTGGCGGACGTTTAGCATGCTTGGCCCGATCATTGTCTCTGCGTTTGGCTTTTTTGTCAGTGGGATCTTTGCCTTTTCCTTTTCTGACATCGGCGTGATCCGCCCGACTGTGCAGTCTTGGCTCGTGATTGTGTCAAGTGGCATGATTGTCTGGGGCGCAGAGTTGAACACGCCCGGCACTGTGATCGAGGTCTTTCGCAAAATCTTGCGCAAAGAGGCCAACGCTTGGGACATCTGGGCGCTCATCCTGTCACTCTTGGGGACAATGGTCAACTTGCTTGTCACGTTTGCGTCACGCAGCACGCTTGCCCCGACGTGGCAGACATTTGTTCTCAATTGGGGGCCAATTGTCAGCGGCTTGACAGTCGCCGCCGACTATTATGGGGGTCTTGTCGAGACAGGCTTTCTCTTTGCCTCTTACGAGATGCGCATGGAAAGCTGGCTTGACGAAAAACGCCAGTTTGACATCGACAACGGAAACGTTGTCGAGCGTGCAAGCTCCGTGCTGGAAGATCGCATCGCAGATCTCGAGAGTAAGATCGAACAGTTGTCTTGGCCGGTCGTGACCAAGGCAGAGTATCTTGAACTTGTCGCCGGGATGAACGGGGAAACGCCGCGAACAATTGAACAGGCGTCAGGGTTCTTGGTCAAGCACAAGCGACAAATGCCGAATCCGCGCACTGCCGTTCGATGGGGGTTGGAGGCATGATCAAGGACCACTTACGTATTGCCCTGTGCCTGATCGCTATTCCCTTTGTCTTTCTCCTTGGCGCGATCGGAGACTGTTTCCGGTGGATTCTGTGCATGCTGATTCGCTTGTTTGGTCCCATTTATGTGCGCATTTCCCTATGGCTACACCTTGACGACTTTTAGACGCTTGACAGTAAGTGCAGAATCGTGGTACAATCAAGCTGATGAGTATCTAGCCTTTGGTGGGGCGGGTCACCTGTCTGTCCTACCCGCTCCACCACCCCACTGGAGGTCGCCATGAACGGTGAAGCCATTGCCGGAGTAGCCCTTTTTGCCGCTGTATCTCTCGCGATCGTGGAACACTTTTACCAGCCGATCGTCACCTTTTTGTCCACTCGATCCGATGCCAGGCCCAACCTTGCGCTTGCGATCGATATTCTGGACTTTGCAGAGCAGTACATTCAGGCCATTGTCGCCGGGTTGCTCTGTTGGTTCGCCGGGGTCAATCTCTTCGATCCGGCCAGCTATCCACAGATGCCGCTTGTCCTTGGGCGCGTACTGACCGCGCTGGTCGCCCTTTTTGCCCAAGATATCGTTTCCCGCGCCAAGTCGTGGCCGCGAGAGCTTGCGCAAGAGCAGTATGCCTCTACCGTCATGCTACGAGAGCAGGGCGTCTTGCCTATCTCGTTGGGCGCTGTCTCCTATGTCTCTGAGGAAAAGCCGGAGAGCAAATAGCCTGTGGCAAAGGTCACTGAGCATTCCATAGAGGAATACAGCCTTGACCCAGAAAACGCCAATGAGGGCACCAAGGCAGGGCGTGAAATGCTCGATGAAAGCATGCGATCCTTGCGTGCCGGTCGCTCCGGCCTGGCAGATAACAGTCGGCGCATGATGGCCGGAAACAAGAGTCTGGTTGCAGCAAAAAGAGCGGGCATCCGCAAGGTTGTGGAGGTCGCGACGACAGGGGACGAGTATGTGGTCGTCGTGCGGGAGGATCTAGACCCTGACGACCCGCGCCGTGATGAGCTTGCCATTCTGGACAATGCCACTGCCGCCGCTGGTCTCAAATGGAGCGCAAAGACTCTCAAAGCCAAGTGGGAAAAGGGCGTTGACCTGTCCAAAGCGTGGAACCCGGAGCAGCTAAAGCAACTATTTCAGATCGCAGAGGAAGAAGTACAGGACGCTCAAGGCTTGGATGATGTCAGTTCGGAGTTGCCAGGAGCCTCTGCATTAAAGGCCTGGATGGACTTTGAGTCGAGCAACATCATGGGCATCCCCGATCTCAAGCCTGACATGCTCGCAGAGTGCCCCGAGCCCCTAGACATCTGGGCCGGCCCTGATGCGTCAGATGCAGAATGGGAAGGCTCTTGGTTGTACTGCTACGGATCGGACAGCATGAAAGGGCTCGACATAGACCGGGCTATGCTGGCCTTTTACGTGGACGATTACCGTTTTGAGAACTGGTTTTTGCAGCCTAATGTGTACGTTGCCAAAATGCTCAACGCTGGATTCAAGCTTGCCGTAGAGCCAAACTATTCGATGTGGGGCGCTGATCCGCTCGTGCTAAACCTGATGCAGATCTTCAAACGCCGATGGGTCGGGCGCTACATGCAAGAGGCAGGGATATACGTTATCCCTGACATCGAGATCGCCGCTGCGGAGTGCGTAGAGTATAGCATTATGGGCATCCCAAAGGGAGCGCCCTGCATTGCAATCGAGATTCACACGCAGCAGCTAGACAAGAGTAGATTGAACGTCTTGACCGGTACAGCGCAACGGGTGCTAGAGACGCTAGAACCTAAAAACGTGCTGTTTTACGGTGGGGGCGTGGATCTCCGGCTTTCATTCGCCGGGGCTGTACCAGAGAACGTCCACGCTATATGGGTTACCAGTTGAGTGACGCGGCGCGGAGAGCGCGCCATGTCCAAAGTGATGCAAAAGGCAGGTGATAACTGATGGGTGGAACCTCCAGGGCCGCACGTAGGGCTAGAGAAGAGGGCGAGCGTCGAGCGCTTGGTGGCGTGAACGCTGCGCGTGAAAGAGCGATGCGTCGAGCGGTCGCCGCATCGCGGCGGGCAGCGGCCAGGCGGCGACGGTAGTCGCGCAAGGTCGCAAGGTCGCAAGAGCCCAAGATCTCGAGATCTTGGGCTCTTTGCCGTTCTAGTGCCAGTGGTTGCACAAGGTTGCTCTAACCTTGTTGATCGCTCTTGCGTATGCTTGGTGTTCCGCTTGCGTTTCCGGTTTACCGTCGATGTCATGTAAGGCTTGATCGCAGACCTTGACCAATGTGGCCTTGTCTGGGGATATCGAGTGTAGCAGATCCCCCTCAAACCAAGCGATCGTTTCTAACGTCTGGGGATTAAACCACATGCCCAAGTATGCGGCATCTTGAATCAAGGGCAAGGCAAGCCAACCCTTGGGCAAGTGAAGCCGGATATAATCCGCCCCATCTTCCAAAAAGGGCATGCATGCCTTGCGCCAAACAACTCCTTGAGGATACGTCTTGTGCGGATCCTTTTTTCGTATCATCCCGATCAATGCTTTACTCATGTCCCGATCCTTTCTTTTTCGACCCTATAGGCGCCCAGACAACCGGGCATCGAACAACAAGCATACTCTTTGTACACGGATCCTTTTGGTCCATACCACACATGCCCACACGTGAGACATCGCACACGTACTATGCTATTCGCCCATGCGCGAGCGTATTGTCTAGCACGTCTTTCTTGCATTTCTTGCTTGAGGTTGCGTTTGATCGGGTTACCCATGACGTTCCATCCTTTCAAAAAATGGTGTACTTTGTTTTTTTCCGCTTGTTTCTACTCTCCAGAATACAAGGTCTCTTGTACTCTGGAGAATGGACGCAAGCAGAAAGGCCATAGGATAACCTATGGCCTTTCTGGAGTAGTGTTAGCTTGCCTTTTCCGGCAAGGCGATCGCGTCGGCGTCGGCCTCGGGCTCATCGGCCTCGGGCTCATCGGCCTCGGGCTCATCGGCCTCGGGCTCATCGGCCTCGGGCTCATCGGCCTCGGGCTCATCGGCCTCGGGCTCATCGGCCTCGGGCTCATCG